TGGGATAGCCAAGCGAGCCGAACCTTATTTTTTTATCAACTACAATATATATAATATACCATAGTAGTTCGTACTCCTTGTAAAGCCAGCATAAGTCTTCTGATACCCACAGAGCCTTGCTCGTTATGGTCGGCTTTCTCATTTCTGATATGGGCACCCGTCGTGAGGTGACACGTTGCGGGATTTACACAACCATAATGTAACTTATCTGACAGAGCAGTTTTATATATCGGTCGATAACTCCGAAGAGGACTGCACGGATTGAACCTCGTACGCCTTTGCTTGAAACTTTGAGATAGGGATAAAATAAAACCCTATCCGCCGTCTGGGTCGCGCTCCAAACTTTGGATAGGGTATATCGTTGTAGTTGAGCTAGTCAACTTCTGATAATCTTATTTATTTGCTAGCGCGCGACTTCTAACAAGCACTGCAAAAGTACATAAATTCCTGCGAACCACCAAATTAGCTGATTTCTCATTAACTCGCTTTATTGTGGATAAATATGGATAACCTATATTTAATAGGCTTTACGGGGATTTACGACTTTAACCTTTCTAAGTTTAATTAACACGAAAAATGCCCCACACCACCAAAAATGATGATGCAGGGCGATATGATAGGTATAAGAAATGCGAAAGTAAAGCCCCACCATTGAGCACCAACGGCAGGGCTGAGATAGATATATATGAGTTCCAAAGAATAATTGCTTTGCAAAGATAGGCAAAATATCTGAAAACTCAAAGAGATAGTGAAAATTTCTTCTGTAAGCGGTTAAAATAGTTCGTTGGTATGATTTTATCGGTTCGATAGTTTCATAGGCTTAGATAGGGACTAAAATAAATCCTCGCCTACCATAATAGATAAGCGAGGAAATGTAACTTTGGTAATATACAGATTAAGCCTCGTAAGGCACGGCTCTATACAAATCTGATTGAAGGAGGTTAGCCATAAGTGTAGCGATAACACCCTGTATATTGTCGAATGCTGTTGTGAAATCCGATTCCATCTTGTCATTCTTGTCACGTATGCTTAATTCGTATGCGCGGTCATACTCCTCATAGAACTCGTTGTAAACCTGCTGTAACTTTACCAGTGTATTTGCCAACTTAGGGCAGGTGACGTTCTTCATAGCACGTTCCTGTTCTTCTTTCTTCTCAAATTCTTGCTGAATCTGCTTAATATCCTTATCCATAATGTAATCTCCTATTAATTTAAATTGAGTGATGTCTGGCTGTTCAAGCCAACAATGGTGAGCAATTCCATAAATGTAGCATCATACCAACGTATCTGTGTCTGCTGCTGAAATTTAGGGTCTTGCTGATTCTGTCCGTACTTGTCAAAGGCTGGAGTGATAACATACCAACTATGTACCTTGCCTCGCTTTCCTGGACGAGTGGCGTGCTTCACTACTCCTTTGAGTTCAAGCATACGATTGAATGCTTGTGCTGAGATACCGACGTTGTGTGACTTCAATAAATCGGTGGCAGCGTGTGTAATCGGCTTTTCCGTTCCTGCATTTACAGACTGAGGAAGAGCATCATCCAAGCCTACCATCTTACCAATCTTCTGAGCGATGCCCAATTTGCTTGCGTCATTCAGGTTGAGGAACTTTGCGCTCCAATCGGCAAATGCTAACTTAGCTTGTATCTGTTCCTGCAAATATGGCTGCTGCTGAACTTGCGCAACTGCGTGATGGAACACTCTTCGATAAACCTCGAACACTGGGCGAACCTTGCGAGCAACAAAATACTCCAAACATGCCGAAGTAAGGTAATAGTTGTTTACTTTTGCACCGCCAGTTGCAGTCTCCACATTTTGGGGGATACTGATATAGTCCACATTCTCAATAAAGTTGGCTTTTAGTGCTCTAACTGCACCATCTTTTCTTGCGTAAGCTAACTGCCAAACATCATCTAGAAACACAGAAAACATCTTGTCTTGTTGGTCTAATGCCAACACACCACGGAAGTAACGCTCAATATCTGATGGGTTACTATCCTTTGATAGAATTACATTTGTATTCATATCACTAAGATTATTGAACAAAAAACTGCGCTACGTGTTGTTCAAAGGTTCTTAGCAAACCTCCGATGGTAGTTTCCTATCCACCGACACGGCGCAGTAATTCTTATATAATTACTTTATACTCGAAAGGATTGTAGGTACAATAAACGCACCCTCTTTTCAGAAGATGCGGCAACCATACCGCTAAGATTTATTTGAACGTTGCAAAGATACGAAAAATATTCATATCTGCGTGTCTTAGAAGCAACCTTTAACCAAACTTTAACATTTGGCAGTTATTAATTCTTCGATTAATTTGTTTTTGGGTATAATAAATCCCCACCTATACTTGATAGATGGGGAAAATAGTTTATCTATTAATTAAAAACACCAGCATCTGCATTTGTCTTTTCCATATCAAGGAAAAAGACACATCTATCTTCATCTGTTACAAGAATAACCTTTGGCACATTTCTAAAAGATGTACTAACTACAATGGTTTGCGCTTTATTACAGAATGATATTTCTCCATATATATCCGTAGATTTATATGGAAGATAAAATCTTTTCCATAAGCTGCCATCATTTCTAACAAAATCGATATAGTGATTTTCTCGCAAAAGTATGCGACTAATAGGACTTGCCTCTCTTCTAGCGTTTTCAACACCACGGATAACGTTTTCCCAAGTGTCGCAGTACAAAGTAAGTTCAATTTTGCCAGCAGAAGGTTTTGTTACCTTCTTTTTGTACGTTCTAGGCAATGATTTACTCTTTGTCTGTGATGATACATTAATAGGAATCATCACCACGGCAATCATAATTGCCATAAACATCAAAATCTTTTTCATAACTTGAAAATGTATTTAATAATTAGTAATATTATAACTACCACCAAGGAGAATAACAAATGCTCTTTGGTGGTCTTTGGAGGTCGATACATACTACTCAGGCAGATAGTTGTAATTCTCTTCAAGATAAGCCTCCAACTCGTCTATTTGCTCTTGTGTTGGCTCACCCAAGTTATCCTCGGTCTCTGAATCATCAAAGTACTCATACCAACCTGCACCATTCTCAGCGTTGTGGATGATATAGTCTGCAATGCTGCTGTACCAACCATTCATAATGGCATCTTCGTTGTCGTGAACGATACTACCAATGTAATTGTCGATATTCTTCTTCATACTTTTGCCTTATCCGTGATGGCGAGGGCTGAATCTGTTAGTTGATTTCAATCTCGCTATTGAAGTAGCTATCTTCTCCAACTGCGAATGGTAGCTGAACGTTGTTAATACGTACTTCACAGTCTGAATATACTCGCTCTTTCTTTCCGTCTTCGTATTGAACATCACCAATCAATACTCCATTTGGAGTAGATGGCTTTACTATCTGTGCAGGAACTTTGATGTATTGAGCAACATCAGATAATCTTACTTCGTTGTACTTTGATGTCTTAATCTTCATAACTTATTCGCTTGACCGTGCTGCGTAGGGCTATATTTATATTATTTTCAAAAGATAACGCAATATGCGTCATTATATTGTGTGTAGGGCAGAAATTTTAATCTTTATTTCTGCCCATGGCGCAATCGAACAATGTGCCGATTAGCCAAATTGCTATTAAAAATGCCATAACTTAAACCTCCTCTGTATTATTATTGTTATTATTCAGTTCCTTGTAATACTGCTGAATCTCCTCATCAGTCATACCCTTTTCTCGCATTACGCGATAGTTTGCGGAACCACGTCTGAAATTTATCTGAGTACCATATACTGAGCGTAGATTGTAATACGCACTTCTTACTAGTTCTTTGGTTAATACCTTGCCAGTGGACGAATAAACGCCCATCTGCTGCAACATCATAGCTGCATCGGCAAAGTTAGGTGTAGTCAATTCCGTGAAGTCATTGGTACACTTCTTAACCACATTCCATATAGCTTTGTTGCAAGGTTTCTCAGCAGCCTCTTTCTTTCGCTTTTCCGATGCTGCCTTCTGTGCATTTGATAAGTCACATTTTCTAGGTCTGCCCAACTTCTTAACGACCTTACCAGACTTTGAGATAAATTCTCCGTCTTGTGCCAACTTCTGCTTGCGTACTTCCAATGCGCTCTGTGTTCGCTCCTGTATAAGTTCACGCTCCATCTGTGCCGAGAATGAAAAAGCGAACAACAACATTTCGTCAATCGCTTTCAGATGGCTGCAATCAAGGTCAATGCCCATCTGAACGATAACCAATCGCACACCACGTGGTTTCAACTCGTCATTCACAAACTTGTTGATGTCGCTCATGGAACGACCGATACGGCTGACTTCAGACACGATAAGTATATCACCCTTATCAAGCATCGGCAACACTACCTTACCAAGGTTTCTATCCTTATAAGATACCTTACCAGATACTCCTTCCTCCTTCACTTCGTGAGTAGCTTTCAGATTGTGACAATTCAACCATTCGTTGATTGTTCTTTCTTGCTGCTCCAATGTCTGCTTCTCAGTAGAGACACGACTGTATATTATTACTTTCTGTTTTGGCTCATCATCATCGGTCATGTTTGCCTTTGCGTTGCAGCTTTTGTCAGAACGGCAAAGGTAGTGACCTTCTGCCATCATGCAGTAAGGGCAATCCTTACAGCCGATGTTCACGATGTCGTATTTTACAGATGTGCCACCTGCATTCATGATTTCTGTTGTCTTCATTTCTCCTATCTCCTATCCTATCTCTTATTACTTAAAACGTTACTTTCTGTTATTTATTATCCACGATAATAGAATGATACATGAAAATCGCTACTTTTACGCTCTTGGTCATTCTCAATCACCCCAAACATAGAAGTATCAATTACGTAATCTACATCATTGTTCTTGTCATGTTCAATTCTCTTCACCCATTCCTCAACAACATCAGGACACCAAGCATCGCCAAGGAATCTAACCAACAATTTGTTGTCTGTTTCTTGACGTACCAATACTGGCTCGTTGCCGACAAATCCAACTATTTCTGTGTTGTCTTTGTTCCAAGAATATTGCCCATCATTAAACAAATCTCTTACCAACTCATCAAGACAAAGGTCTTTGTCGTTGATAGGGCAATGAGCTGCATTCTTAATATCCATAGTCTTATCACTTTAATTCTTGTTCTACAATATCGAAATTATCCCACGTCTCACCTTCGTTGTCTGAGATATGATAGAATGAGCCTGATACGCTGATTTGGAAATCATCACAATCCAATGAATGCTTATAACTTTCCAATGTATTCAGACCTTTGTCTTCCATCGCTTTTCTAGCCTTATCTATGGTTGAGAATACTTCTGCCTCAACCTCAACTGCTTCACCCAATCCATGTTGGTATGAAGTGATAACTACATATACTTTCATAGCTTAACCCTCCACTTTAATAATTCCACGTCTTACCAAAGCTTTCACGAACTCCTCTAGAGTTAACTCCGACTTGTCATTGGCATATGCGCTATTGTATCTCCAATCGACTTTGAGCGGCTTATCCAAATCATATCTCCAAATTTTGTCCGTGTCACGATAATCTCCTACCAAAGCTATCTCTATCATCTGTCTGCCGTGAGTGATGTGTATTTTGGATTTATCATTGCAATTATCAAGCTCGCAGTCGTAGTTCTCTAAGAAACTCAGTTTTTCAAGTGTCTCATCATGCCACTTTTCAACCTTTTTGTCTTCCACGCTCTTTTCGATAGCCATCTTCTTTGATTCTGCTATCATTAACTTTTCCAATTCGTTCATAGCTTAACCCTTTCTACTATTTTGAAGTGATTATTCTTATAAAATCTAACAATACATCTAAGTTTGATTTGGTTAGATAGAAATATTCAAATGTACCTAAACCCCATATACTTTCAGATGTATATTCTGCATGCAAATCCATATAACAAGGTGATACATGAGGAAACTTAAAGCAAGGAACATTCAGATGCTCGCAAAACTCTATTTCCTCTGTAATAACATACCCACGTAAAAATGCTATAGTACTCAGTTCATTTTTCTCGTCATCAACATAAGTTGTTCCTATATTGAAGCTAGACAAATTGCACCTACCTATATTCTGCTTAATATATTCCAGTGCCTCTTTTTTTGTTATTGTCTTTTTCATATTGATTAATGTTTAAAATTTGTTTCGATAAACATTATTTGATGAATATCCAAGATGATTGTATCTCCAAGAAATGAGTCGTTTATTATAAGTAGCTCATTCGTTCCGTCTATTCTATACTTGCAATTATTGAAGTCAATATGAAAACGGCTATTATGGATAGCAATGTAAATAACCTTACTTTCTGTTTTGGCTACCTTAATAGCCTTTCTTAATTGATTTACGTTCATTTTATGATGTATTATAAAAGTTTGTATATGTTATTAATTCACTCATTCTTTTGCTCCGTGGAGGTGGCAAAGGTCGTGTATGTACTACTTTGCCAACACAACATAAGCAATCGCCTACAGCTTTAGGAAATGGCTTGTTTGCTGCAATATCCAACCGCATATTGTTCGGTGGAATATCCAAACATACAGGAACACCGATAGAGATAGCCACAACCTTTGCGGTTGAAGCCGTTTCTTTGCGCTCTGAGACGTTTTCATTTGCAGGTGGTGTAATTGTCCGCTCGGTGCATTTCTCGCTCGCCTGATGCTCATTTGGTACGCTATCCAATGGTTCTTTGTACTGCCCTTTGCAGATTTCCTCCAATATCGGGTCATTATTGATAATGGAGTAGTATCTGCTTTCCGTGATGCTCATAGAATGATACCTAGCTGCAAACTGCTTTCTATCCTCTATCCAAGTTGGCTTGTTAGGTATATCCATACACTCAACAACAAATTCATCGGTTTCTTTCAGATACTTAATCACGTTCCATCTTCTCGGTTTTCCGTCTTCACCAAGAATGTAGCAAACGTTTTCAAGATAAAATTTAACCTGCGCATTTATTGTATTTTGCAATGAGCCATTCTCATCAGGTACGGCTGCAATTTCTTCTTTGCTTGATACCAATGATTTCTTTTGCTGCTCCTTGAATAGCTTTTCCAATTTTACACCATCCTTAAAGAAGAAAGCGCATCCACGATAGGAATTACTTTTTGTTCGCTTATCATCGGGCATGAACTCTTTGCAGAATCCCGACAAAGTGAACAGTTCACCACAGAATATAATCTTATTGTTTTCTGCTGCAATAACCTTTGTGCCATCAATGAAGGTAAGTGCATCGCCTACATTTACACCGATAGCATCAAAACTAAACTTATTGCTAGGCTTATCCAATGGTACTACGTTTGCAGGTGCATTAGGTGCATCGGGTGCATCAACTTTTGTTTCTGCAACATCCTTTGCAGGTGCGCTATCCTTATAAGATGGAATGCCGCAAATGATAATCTTTGATGCCATATCTCGCTTGAAATCTGTTTGCTCTGTTTTATCCTCTGTAGCGCACTCTTTTTCCTCAGTTGTAACATTATCCACCTTTGCAGGGATAACGTCTTCTGTAGGCTTATTTGTAGGCATATCAAAAGATTCTGCAAAGCCACAATAATCGTATGCACCAATGTAGCCATCAGATAGTTTGAATCCGTCATACTCATCATCAATATACATCGGCATCATCATACCAACTTCCAAACTACCTACATATACCAAAGCTTCATTAGCATATCTTCCAAGTGTAAAATTGAAGTTTTCAAATCTCAGCAGACTATCAATCTTTAATCCAATCGCAAAATTCTTGTTTGGTACGTTTTCGCACTCGCAAGAAATCTCAATACCATCATGATTATCATACATTCCGTTAATTGTGAATGTAATACGATTATCATTTTCTTTATGCTTGATTATTACTAAACCGATAGAGTTAAAACCTTTGTTTTTCTTCAACCATTTAGATATACCCTTCCAAGTCTTTTCGTTGATGGTGCAAAGATTATCAGGATTAATCTTAGGTAATACAGAAGAGTAATTTACATATCTGTTTGCCTCAGTCTTAGAGTAATATCCACAACATTCAGATACCCAATATGTATTGCCATCTGGTTCACGTACCAACTTGCAAGTAAGAGTACTACCCGATTTAGCCAATGAGCACATCTTTTTGAAATCTTTTCCATTTACCAAAGGCAAATTATAATCGTATGTAAAATGTTCCGTGCTTACCACATCAAAGCCCTTAATCATCATTGTGTGCCCATCGCTAGCGGCTGCCCTTCCGTTTCTAATATCCAAGCATATATTTTTCATAACAGGGCGCAAATCATCATTTGCACAATGCAAAGATAGCTTAGAGTAGTATTTATTAATGAGTACCTTAACAGTGCAAAGTACCTCATTATTATCTTTCTGCTTGATAAACATTCTTTTCTTACTACCAATGCTAGCTAACTTTTCAAACTTAGCTACCAATGCAAAGATTTGAACTACACAGAAGGAACACACAAAAGATAGCACATTCACGCTCGCCATCGGTGCAATAAAACAATCTTTCTCTACTTGCTTATTACACTCATTCTTATATGATTTCTTTTCAGTCTCCAAATAGCCATCCTTAAATGCGCTATCCTTCATCTTTGCCAAATCTGAGGCGGTGTAATTGCCTTCTTTTACATTTACACCCTCATTAAAAACCTTATCGGCTATCTCATACAACTTGTTTAAGATAGCCAAATTCATTTCTTTGTCACTCATATCTTTACAGATTTAATTCATTTCTAAACTCGATGGCACTTAAAAAACCATCCATCCAAGTTACAATTTGTGCTCGTTCAATTTCGGCAATATATACGCCCTGTATTATTCCATATCTATCTTTACGTTGTATATCTATAGAATAATTATAGGTATTTCGTTTGCCCTCACCAATATGGATGTAATACCCAAGTTTCTGTAACTTATTACGGAACACATCCAATAACTCTTTATCTAATTTTTCTTTGTCGCTCATTTTAATTGACGTATCTAAATTCATTTTTGCCCAAACAAAACAAAGTATATCCACCTTTGTAAAACTGGATTAATTCGCCCTGCTGTGACGTGTAATCATCCACCCAATACGTATTACCCCAACTTTCAACACATTTGTATTGACCGATAGGGCTACTTATTTTTATTTGAATCTTTCTCATATATCCAATTGTTTAAAAGTTACATATTTAACGGCTCTAAGATTGATATACAATCATTCCCGATTTGATGATGTTGCTTGTACCATACCAATGTATCAATAACTCGCTTATCATCTACAATATTCTTTCCAGAGTGAAGGGTATTATCTGTAATACTCTCGCCAACTTCAAAAAGACTACCTACTGCAATATGGTTATTAATGCAGGTTATTTGATTCTGTGGCATATTTGCCAAAGTTACAATATACTTTTTCATTTTCTTTTCTCCTATCTTTAATTAGTGCCGTGCCAAATCTCGCTTTTGGAGGTAGCTAAACTACTCACGGCTATAGTAACTTTTAAGCAATATCAAACTCTTTCATACATTCATTAAAACCAAATTCTTTTTGTGCTGCCATCTTTACAGCCACATAAGCCATTTGCCTTCCTGTAAGGTTGCAAAGTACATAAGAGGTTGCAATCTCTTTAAAATACTCTTCATATTGTTTTCCGTCATAATTAGGTACTCCAATACGTTTCAGTTCATTTGTGTAGTTATTATATTTATTCATAACTTTCTAAATTTAGCCGTTTATTTACTCTATATAGCCTTATCTTTTCCCACTTGATAAAGTGTACCAAAGGGAAAAGATAATGGCACACACACTATTATTTAACCCTCAAGTTTAGCGATAGTACTAGTTATCTCGCTAACTACCTGAATAAGACTATCCAAATATAAGGTATCATACACCAAAGTGCTTTTGAAGGTAAAATGCAACTCAAATTCATTTAACTCTTCGTGCCAAACATCGAAATGCACTAAACCTTTGTCACACTCGCAAAAGATATTATCATAATCGTGTACACCTTTATAGGTAATTTCTTCGCTAACTACATTTGCAGTAATACCCAAAGCACGGAGTATTAATGCTAACTTTTTTAATTCTTTCATATTGCTAATTATTTAATGTTACTTTGTGGTGCAAACGGAATCGAACCGTAAACAGATACCGACTATCTTTGCACCTATCCAATATGTTTTATGATATTGTCTTTTTGCCATAATAACGCAAATTAAGCATTTCCTTTTGGCTAGTAAGTTTGCAGCCACACAATTTGTTATTTGTGCTGTAGTCTGCACCAAGCGCACGCAAACGGCTGCTAGTTGTAGCCGTATTAAAACCACCATCGGAAAAATACACCTTGCCACGTACTTTTGCATATATATATGTATCATACAAGCGTACAAATACATTTGCACCCTTAACAATTACTTCTGTATTACTTTCTCTGTAGTTAACTTTATTATTTATAGCGTTAACCATTCTTTGCTCTATCTTTCTCATTTTATTTGCGTTTTAAAAGGTTATTTACTCTTTTACGTATCTGTTCCAATTGCGCCCTACAATAATGCCTAATACGTAAGATATAAGGGCAAAAATAAATGGTATTGTTATATCCATATCCAATTAATCTTTAATCAAACTATTTAGCCATCCGTATGAACTGCTAGCATTAAATAATACCCAATTAATCATATTTAAGGAGCTAGAATAATCTTTATTAATGCTTTCTTTTGAAGTGTTCAAAAAGTAATTGTTACCCTTTGCGTAATGGTCTTTTACTGCATCATTTAAGGAAACAATACGCTTTGTAATTACTTTAAAACGTTCATTTAACTTTTGTACTCGCTTTCGGGTAATGCAGCCGTTTACTTTGCCCTCATCAAATGCACGACAAGCAAACTCTAACATATTACGTAAATCTCCTAATTCAACCGCCAAAATATCAATAATGCGTAAAATTCTGATATTCTTCATATCCTTATATTATTTGTACCTTTGCACCCACAAATAAGCGAGTACAAAGGTTATTGTTAGTTACTTGTTTACTATCTCATTAATTTTGTTTGCTGTATCAACCAAAGAATAAGATTGACCGACAAAACCGCCTCCGTACCAATTGGCACGATAAACGGAAAAGCCCAAATCGTTTGCACGCTTTTTGGCAATTGCATACAATTGACTTTGGCTTAAATTGTCGTTCCTCATTTCTTCGTCAGTAGTAAAAGTGAGAAAATGAACTACATAACGGGGATTCCCGTTTATATCATTATTCACACGACAAAAACCAATACCATTAACCACCTTATAGCTGTTTCTATATCTTTCAACCTCTTTATTAGTCATATATAGCCCTCCAATTAGTTTTAATTACTTCTTTTCTCCTAATTCTCTTTTTGCCAATTCGTTTGTAGTTGTCCATTCAACGTAATCCCAACTTGTGCCGAAATGGTCTACACAAAGAATATATTTATCCAATAAGTCCGAATAAGTGAAAAGCAAGCCAAATGTCTTTTCCAGATACTCTACATCGTCATCGGTGCAATCTGTAATAAACCACTGATAAATGTCTTTTTGTGTGCCGTCTTCTTCATCGAACAGTTCAAAGCGCATATTATCATAAATAGAAGGGTCTATCTCTGTAATATTGTTGCAGAGGATAAGCGCATTATTACACCAATTTACAGCTACAGAATAATTTGTTTTATAAGTCTTCATACCTAAAATATTTAAAAGTTACTAATTAATTTTGCTAATTCGGAAAAAACTAATAACTTTGCAACCGCTTAGAAGTAATCATAAGTTATTAGTTTTTCTTTTAACTTGATTCGCCCACTACTTTTTTAAGGTAGTGGGTTTTTTGTTTTAGATAGTTACCTCTTCAATTGTGAATGTAAAATCTAAAATCACACCGTTATATTCTGTATGCTCATATAATGTTGTATCATTAATGCGCACATAACTAACGTTTTCTTTTTTCATTTTGGTTTCTGCATCATCTAGCAATTTAACCAAATCTTTCTTTAATACATCAGTCCAGAAAGGCTCTTTTACTACTTTATTCTCAATATAAGAATAATAAGTCTTGAATAATTTAAATGCTTTCATTTTCTTTTGCTTTTAAGTTACTAAATTTGTTCCCTTTGCAAGACTCGAACTTGCAGAAAAGCCGATGTTTTCGCCTGCATCTAGTATGGGTATATATTCCTTTGGTTTTCATTTATCATCTATCTCATTTCGCTACTCTAGCTTTTCGCTACTCACTTTAAGATGTTTCAACGCTGAATATATAATGTACTTTGCAGCTACATTCTTTATAAAGGGAAAACCATTTCCTACTTTCATTTAATTGGTACTACTAGTTTAAGTTACTAGCAACTCCGATACGTTTATTCTCATTCGGTTTTTTGAGATATACAATTTATAGCTTTTTGTTTATCCTCGCTTACTTTGCACGCTTGCATTTTAGCGAGTGCCATGGGCTGCGTACACAAAGGACAAGTCACTTTGCCGTCATTTCTCCCCTCCACCTTTGGCAGCGTCGTAGCATCGCAGGTGGCTAGCTGCAATATAGATATAACAGGATTTCTCTGCTTAGAAGTAATCTCGTTGTTTCTTGATTGCGATGCAAAGATACGGCTTTTTTCTGTATCTGCAAAACTTTTAGGCAAAAAATTACGCTTTTTCTCGCTTTTTTCTCGAAAATAATTGCTTTTTCCTAAATATTTACATAAATTGCAATCTCCACTTTACAAAATAATAGGTTAAATCGGGGCTATTGTGTGCTTTTATCTGTTTTCCCTATCTTCGCACCTTTGCAGCCTAAAAAATCACGTTTGCAGCCGTTTTCTTATAATGTAGTGGGCGCGCGTACCTTATATATAGGGAAAACATCTAAAACGCTTTTATTTGATGTTTGCAGCCGTTTTTCTTTATGATAGATAGAAAGTACTTACTTTGTCGTTTGAGTCTGTTTGCAGCCGTTTATTTGATACGCTTTTAATTATCTAGATTATTTCTAAATAAAGTTTGATGTTTGGTTTTTCGTTCTGTTTGTACTCGCTTTCTGTTTTCGTTTCTTATTTAGATTAATTCTAAACTGAAAGCCTTTTTGAAATTTCGGTTTTTTCCGCACCTTTACGCAAACGTTCTATCTTTTTACTTTTCGTTTTCTCGCTTTTCATTCTGTTTTGATTATTCAGAAGAAAACGAAAGCAGAAACGAAAAACCCGCATTTTTGCCGTTTTTGCCCGAAAACGTCCGTTTTTGTCGCAAATAAAACGCTGATTTTTAGCGATTTATAGGTATATGGGGCATTTTCACCCCCACTCCCCCGTTTTTGGCACTCGCAGGGCGGGTCAGCTCTCGTCCGAAATTTTTTATTTTTTTATTTTTTTTGTAAAATACTATGATTTTACCAATTCCGCTTTTCTACCGAATTTTGAGCATTTTTAAAAGTATCATATCTACTTTTCTTTTTGCATAAAGTTTCATAGTATCTACTTTTGCTTATTTCTGTGCGTCAGGTAGCGTTTCATGTAGCATTATGGCAAATTTATCACCAGATTATTTTGAACGTCTTAGAACGCGAATTTTGAGCTATTTTTATTTTTGCGGAAAAGTAAGACTGCTTTCTACTTTAAGGTTCGTTTTTGCTATATATGGATTGCAGTTTCGATAGTCTATTGCAGGGGTTGTTTGCGAAGCCTTTCTTCTTAGGGGATGAGTATATAGTTTACTATATACAGGGGTTGACATCCCCTACTACGGCTGCGCGCGAGGGTACAATAGTTTATTTACGTGTTATTATTATATGGGAATTGCTTCAAATGTTAAATTTTCAATATGAAAAATCTGATTTATGCGGATAATATATATTTAATTGGGGATATGGGGATTTTGGTACAAATTTGCAATTTGTTAAACTATGTAAAGTTCATTTTTGGCTTGATTTTTTGGCGTATATTTGCAGCATAAATATTTGATTTACGAATTACCGACTTTGGAATATGGCAGAAAAGAAATTCTACATACAGCGTTACTTGAAGTCCGAGCAGGGAGCTTGGAAGGCAGACGGATTGCGTAAGAGTCTGGAGGATGATTTCGGCGGCGGTTCTGTCCGCTACAAGTCATTGGACGGATTGAACTCAAAGGGTAAGCAGAAGGGTGTATATACCGAGAGCTATCCTGAGAATGACGCGTTGAGAGTGTTCGTTGCCCCGAATGCTAGACATGAGAGCACCAACGCTACGTTGTCAGTCTGCGTGTTCGGGTATGATGTTGACGGAACAACCGAGCTTTCCGTTACTGAGCAGATAAAAGCTGCCGAGAAAGCATGGGATAGTCTGTATGCTTACTTGGAGGGTTCGCTTATCCTGTGGTATGACGATTACAGACAGAAGAAAGCGTTGTTTTTGGTACAGGATGCTACAGAGCCATCAACGGATAACATCAAGAACATTCCGTATCTGCTCTGTTCGGTTAAGTTGGTAAACGTCTTCGGTCAGTCGTTTGATGGTGACAGTACCACGATTGAAGATTGGTTGAAGAATGGCGGGAAATAGAAACGACAGCATCCGCAAGGCGGTAGGACGTGTCTCTTAGATACAAGTCTGGGCAAACAGAAGGTTCGAGTTCCTTCTACGGTCGGTGGATGCTTTAAAATATATGCGAATTATGAACAAATACAAGACGTCAATTGAGGTCAAGGGCGAAAACATCAAGGCATTGTTCGACTGCCCTATCGTTACAGACATCAAGAAGGCAACCGATGCGGTCGATGATGGTTTGGACGTTACCGATATGCTTTATAGCGTTACTGCCGTCAATATGGCAGGTGCTCACAAACAGGTGAAGCGTGGTTCTGTATTGGCGCAAGACGTTTGCGGTCATTGGGAGATTATGACTGCCGCTGAATGGGAGTTGAGGAAAGACGATACCATTAGCGATGGTTCTTCCGAGGAGTTGTAATCATTTAAAAGTTGAGAATATATGCGAATAAAGGAAGAATCACTTGACAGGGCGTTAGAAGCGGCATCGTTGCAGACGAAGGGATTGCCGAAACGCTACACGGATGGTAAAGACCCATTCTGGATAATGGCTGTTGTGCTTGTTCAGAAGCGCAATTTGGAGGAATGCTACTGCATTTATCAGCAGAATGCGGACAAATACATGAAGCTTTTGCAAGACTTCGGTACACCGAGTCCTATCATGTCTATCAAGAGCATTCATCCTTACATGTATCTTGATGAGGCTCAGTTTTTGCCGAGCGGATGCATCGAAGCAAAGAAGAACTTTCTGAAAAACGAGCTTGGTGAAGACCCTAGGGCTTATGAGGTCGATGAAATGACGGAATCGGACGTTAATCACGCGTTATTGGAGATTGCCATTGCCAAACAGATGAGAGCTGATGAGGAAAACAAGAAAATCAACGTACTCAATGAAGGAAGCGATTTGGACGGAACGAGATTTGAGGACATTGAACGTCAGAAGTTCGAGTTTGAGTTGGCAGAAATGAAGAAAGATGGATGCTCCAAGAAAGAAATTAAAGAGTTCATTGACGAGTATAATGCCAGTCATAAGCAGAAAGTTGACGATGAGCCATACATTTCAGAGGAAGACCGCATTCATAAGGAAATGGAATCAAAGGACGTTGAGAAAACTCCCGAATGCAGTATTGAAGGTGAGTTTGATGCACCTGAGATAGACTACGATAAGCTTCATGAGGAATCAGAGGCGTTCAAGAAAGAACAGTTGAAGGTTGCCAAGCGCAAGTGGAAGCGCGCCTATGATGCCGATGCAGAGAAGCGTGACGGAAGAGAGTTCGAGAACGAATTTGGCGAAGATGAGGAATGCGAGACGTTGCAGTTGCCGAATAAAGAAGCCGTTCCTGTAAAGCGAAAGCCAGGAAGACCGAAGAAATCGTCATTGGATTACACTGCTAGCAAGCGCGATACGACAAAGAAACGTGGTCGCAAACCATCATCAACTAAAAAATAACAGATTATGACTAAATCAGAGCTTTTGAATAACGTGTTCTTTGAGAATGCAAAAGGTGATTTGCCTATCATATATATAACATCAGATGATGATGTTGTAAAAGTCGGTGGCATTATCAATGCACCTATGGTTGGAAGAATTTATTTTAGTGAGGTTAAGAAAACCATTACGAAGGATGAATTGCTTGCCAACAAAGAGTTCATTTGCGCAAGCGAAGATTCTGAGATACTTATTGATTTCGGTGGCTACAGACGCGAGACACTTGATTGCTATGTCACAGTTGATGATAGTTGCATTAATATCATTGAGCTATGAGGAAGAATCATCACAATCCTAATAAAGTACCTCCGTTTAAGCCGGACCCTGAGCATTGGACTAAGAAGGTTCATTCCTGGAAGGCGAAGGTTGCATACGAGACTGAGGATGATGCTTGGGAGTTTCTGAATCAAAATCCGAAGTTAAAGGCACTTGGTTGGCATCCTTACTTATGCAAGGTTTGTTCAAAGTGGCATATTGGTAGATTACATAATAAATAGTTGAGATATGGAAATTAGAGTTAGCGTTTTAGGAAAGGTCGCATACAAAGGAAACGAAACTAGGGCGGATGCAGAAAAAGTCGAACTATATCCATTTGGAGAAGGAGTGTATGCGGTAATGGATGGAGAAAATTTCGTTGCGTTAAGAGTCGTATATGACAAAAAACACAGCGATGAAAAAGGTGATTATTACGCATGCGTAGATAATTACTGGGGGAATGGGAAAATCTCAAACTCTGCAACTATCATAGAGCATGAAGAAAGGTTGAAGGATTATATCGACAAGTGTTTCGGTCGTCTTGAAGCTATTGTTAAAAAAACCAACGATTGTATCAGTAGTGTAAGTGAAGAACTTGATGGCTTTATAAGTAATTCTCAGGATGATTTTTGCTCTATTGAGAAATCTCTTGAAAGAATAGAGAAAGATGGTGTTGGTAGTGGAAAAGGTATCAGTGAAAAGACATTATTGTCTGCCATCGAGATTGTATCAAAACAGAAATAGTTGAGAATATGAAGAAGAAAGGATATTACGAATATGAAAACGGAATCTACCCTTTGAAACTTTGGGTACACATCGGCAAAGACTTGAAAGAACTGATAGATTCCTGTTTTGACAAATGCAAGGCTCCCGATAGTGATTACGGCGGCGTTACGTATTCCGATGCTGTCAGAAAGAGCGACAGAAGGCGCGGTGTTCTTGTATCGTTTCCGTGTCAGAAGATTATGTCGATGAACTATTGCTGCCATGAAGCTTCTCACGTCTGCGATGCCATCGAGGAACATACTGACTTGGAACACGGCGGCGAGCCTTCTGCCTACCTGATTGGTTGGATTGCCTCTCGCATCAACAAGGCTCGTATTGGTATTGGAGATTTCGTTGAAATTAAAGATAAGGAGGAATAGATTATGAAACCGATTATAGTAATAGAACTTCCTTTGGGAATGTGCATTGATAGAGAAATCACAGAACCTTATGGCTACGATTTTTTCTATGGAGACGAGAACATCGAAGCTCAGTGGAAGAAACTGGAAGAACTTCGAGAAACTGGCGGTGTCATTATAGTTCATCCAAGCTCTACTAGCGCAATTCGAGAGATTCTTGACCCTTATATTGGTAGTGATGGATTTATCAAAGAATGCGGTTTACGAAACGTCCATACAGAAGAGCATGGTGATTTCTATGTTATGCTTTTTCATAACCCATCAGATGTTATGGCTCGCAGAGCTTTTCGTATGATGAATAATAAAAACAAATAGCGTATGAAGAAAGAATTAAATGAAGACCTTGAAAAGCTAAACATAGCAGGACAGCAGATGTTTGAGAGCTTTTCTTTCGAGGAAATAACGAAAAAGATGCTTGATACTTACATCAAGAAGAATCACGACTACGGAAATGCGTTCTCTGAGATGTATGACGAGCTTGGTATCAACTACGGCTACGGAAAGATACGAGAGAAAGTGAATCGTATCAAGACGTTGAAGGATAATGAAGCGCAAGTTGCTAATGAGCCATTGGAAGATGCTCTTCTTGATTGCGCTAACTATTGTATCTTGACATTGATGGAATATCAAAAACGTAAGGAGCATGGCACAGACTAAATACACTTGTAAGGATTGCGTATTGTTGAATGATGAAGATTCTGAGTTCCCATATTGCTTGGGCAAAGACTTATATACAGACGCAAATCCTGACGATGATGCTTGCGGAGACATTATTCCGCTAGTATATACTTGCAAGGATTGTTTCTTCTTCAAGGATGGGGTTTGCAATGACCCTAATGAGGTTAGATTTACTTCTGAGGAGAATCCATCTTGCATTAGTTTCGAGTACAAAACGATTGTAGAACAAAAATAAATATATAGTTATGGCTAGAATTGCAAAAAAGAAGACTGTTGACAACAATGCAGGTTTGCTTAAAGTTGTTGTCGGAATCAACAGAAAAGATGTTGAAAGTGTTACCGACTTCGGGCATTTCTTCATCGTAATTTTGAAGGATTGTGCTATTTTCCACACACACATTGGATTTGAAGCACGTTTTAAGCGTTGGGGCGGTGTTGATATGGAAGGGCACGCGCTTACTACTACAACATTCGCGTGGCTTGAAAATCTTGTCGCGATGAAGAACGAAGTAAATGGAAAAGAAAATGATATTTTCCCTGAGACTGATGTTACTTATCAAGATATGCTTGATAGCATGGTTATCATCACAGAAGCCAACATTACTCATCCGATTACAGCGTTCACTGATGCAGATGATGCTGCAAAGTTCGCAAAGAACAAGATGGATTACCTCGGTCGTATGCAAAAAGAGTTGGAAACTGTAATGAATACTCCAGTTTCCGAAGAGACAGAGGAAGACTTGAAGAAGAACTTTGAGCACGGTCAGCAAGCAATATTGGCAGAGCAAGCAGCCGAGGCTCTTAATCAAGGAAAGGAATAGCTTATGTATAATGAATGGTATATAGAACTGAAATACGGACTATTCCGAGATTACAGAATTGTAAGGATGTGTGATGCTAACGGAGTGAAGCGAGACGGTATCTTTATACCATTCATTCAGAACGGAATCAAATGGGATGGTGTAAAGGTTAAGAATCCTGTTCAATATCTAAAGCCGATTTGGGCTGCCGCCGATGGCTCAAGACTTCACAAGTTAGTTCCCATGGTTTCTGTGGATTTCAGACAAAAGATGGAAGATGCAGGTGTATTGTCACCAGATGATAAATACCCTTGTGATACGGTAGGTTACGTTTATAAAGATAAAAATAAGATTTAACGGCTATGATATACTTAGGTAATGATACGATGGATAAGGTAGAGCGGATGGTTTGCGAACAAGTGAACACGGCTATGAGTACTGAGGAAAAGGAAGGAGTGAATGCAGATGATTTATATGTCGGCAATACTAACATTCCTTTTGCGAGAGCGGTAGCAAGGAACTTTGTTCTTGACGTTCTACACAATCGGTATGGTTTTTCCTATGCCGTTATTGCACAGCGCGCGGACATCAACGAGAAATCTGCTATGCGATGTGTCCGCAAGTGTCACGAACTTGTCGGGTACGATAAAACCTATGCGTATGTGAACACTTTAATTAACGATAGATTGAGAGAATGGTATGGGGAATAGCAATGAATTATTGACGTTGAAGCGCAATGCCCTAAGATTGGGATTGTGCGGAGAATATAAAGGGAAATGGGATTCTGCCGCGAGTAAGCGAGAATTGGTAAACATGGCTCTTGATTCAAACGGAATTGAGTTTATGGCTGATTCTATTGCTTTCGGATGGGGATTGTCAAAAGAGTACCTTTTGAAAGAGTTTGGTGAGTTTGCCAATGGATTCTACCAATGTAACGAGCACGGATATACCAGCGAAATGTATATAGGTGCTCATGGAGTTATCAAGGCGCGCTCTACGATTATTCTTGTCGCATACTGCAAGGATTTGGAGATTGAAGTTCCAGAGAATATGATTACTCGCATTTACGTGTGCGGAAAGAGTGAAGTTCGCATCGAATGCAAAGGAAAATGTGACCTCATAGAGTACGGAGAGGATAATGATGTTAAAATCATTAGCTACGATGACGCAAATATGACGACAGGAACGATTTATGTGTCAGAGTGGAATAGTTGTAAGGACGAACAAAAATAACGTCTTACGGCTCATTTAAATAGCAAAGTTGGAAAAAAGAATATTTATATTATTTTCTTATTTACAGAGTGTACGGCGGTACACAGACATAAAGTATAATTTTACTTTTTATATTAGTTAAGGTTTAGTTAGATTTATGTTGATTAAAAAGGGCAAGTTCAGTTGTGAAACCGAGCTTGCCCTAATTTTATATATAGAACACAGAAAACTAATTCATAAATACCTTGATACCATTTCTTCCTTGCTTGTGACCGCCCTTCACACAGCTTGCCAAGGTGTCGCGAATATCAGTAAGTATTGTTGTCTGCAATCTCAACTCAATGAGTACAGGACTGCTTGATGTGTCTTGCGTTATCGCGCTGATACTATTTCCGAGCTTTTCTAACAGAGTGTCGCGGATGATGCGGACATCTGCTTGTTGAGTAGCTACATAAAACCTGAGAGAATTGAGTATCGATTCCAACGCCTGTGCGGTTGATTCCGTTACAGACTGAATACCTTGCTGCAAAGCAGAGATATTTGAACTGCCAGCAGGTTTGACGTTGAGAACATCCATCAAGTTCTTTGCATACTCATTGAATAATGCAAGGTTCTTGTCTTTCAGTTCCTTGATACCTTCGAGTTCTTTCTTGGTAACGTCAAGACCATTGTTTCCACCTTCGCTGCCCTCAGATACCGCTTTATCGAATGCTTCAAGGATAGGCTGAATGTATTTTGAAGTAGCTCTATTCATTAACTGCTTGGTGAGCATTGTATTGAAATACTCATCAAACTTATTATTGAGTGCTTCAAGTGCATCACTACCTTCATTGAAAGCATCTACCCACGCTTCCGAGAAAGCTTCAGCAGCAGATTTATAGTTAGATTGAGAACCAAAACCGCCAAGTGCTTCTGTCATAGATTCGCCTAATTCTTGGATGGTTGTGTTCAAATCATCAATCTGTTGTTCCCATTCTTGAATCTTACCTTCATCGGGCTTCTTGCGACCGCGCTCTGCATTAATCATTGCTTGGTACGCCTTCTGCTGCTTTTTAAGGGCATCGACCGATTTTTTGTTATATTCGTAGAGCCTTTGTGTATCAAAGGCATCGTCCATACTCTTTTTAAGCTTTTCGTAAGCGTGTTGCAAGGAATTTACAGCGCGTTCTTGGCGTGCAATTTCCTTATCAATCTTTCCTTCGTTGCTAAATAGTTTAGCTACGCCCGTAAGCGCGCCCATTGCGCCCGATACGACACCTGCATAGTTTCCGCTATAGTACGAACCGATTGCTTGACCGATATTGTCAACGACACTAAGAGTGTTTTCGAGTTGTTCATCTGAACCGCCCAAAGCCTCAAACAATCCATTGAATGCTGTTGCCATCGTAGATACAACACTCGTAATATCCGTCACGGATTTTGAGAACTTTGACTTTGCCTGCTCTTCCTCAGTCATAATCGTTCCGAGCTTTGTAATCTGCTCATCGGTGATGTTTAACTGAGATTTCAAAGAATCACGAATGCTTTTGTTGGTTGCTAACTTCAACTTTAAGGTTGTAACAACGCTTTCGTTCGCATCCTTATTCTTTGTCAGTTCGTTATATTCCTGTTCCAAAGACTCAACATAAGCATTTTGGTTCTGCAATTTGCTCGTCAAATCTGCTCTAAGTCCGTTAAGCTCTACGTATTTATCCACGCCGCCCGACTTTTTTAAGTCTTTACCAGCCTTAATCATTTCTTTAAGTCCGCTAGTGAAAGCCTTGAAAGGATTGCGTGAATTGCGAACTTCATTGACCTTATTAATCTGTTCAACAATAGACTTTGCATCTTTAGGGTCGAGATTTTTTAAATCAACACGAAGAGCTTGCAATCTTTTTGCCATTGCGTCAAGAGCCTTTGATGAAACTTGCTCTAGATTATCAAACAAACGAACATACATGTCTGAGTTCTGAAACTCTTTCCAGTTATTCTTGCTTGTTTTCTGCTGGTATTGGGCATCCAAGTTTTCCTTCAACTGCTTCTGTAACTCAGGATTCTTAGCAATATTCGCATTGTTTTGCAACTTGTAACGCTCGTTGATATACCATCTATCGAGTTGAAGCTGGTCTGTCAATTGCTGCTTGTATGCCTTAATCAGTTCTTGTGCTTGATTAACTTGGTCTTGATAGACTTCCTTATCAAGTTTCTGCATTTGTGACGTGTATTCCTTTGCAACATCATCACCCCACTTAGTCTGGTCTTTACCCCATTTTGCTTCAAAATCATCTGTAATAGACTTTCGCACATCATCGAATGAAGAGGTTAAGTCACCGAACATACTTTTGATGATGCTATCAGAAAGACCTTCTCCTTTGATTTTCTTAAACAAATCGAGTTGTGAGAATGCTTCTTGCGCATTGTTCTTCGCATCGTCAAGTTGTTGCTTGAAATATTCCTCATCAATTTCAAGACGGATTTCAGTGGCGTTGCGTAATGCGCTGCCACGTTTTCCGAGTTCCTTATATTGGCTTGCAAGATATTCAATCTTCTTTGCAATAGTCTGGCGGTCTGGGATAAAGTTGTTTATATTCATACCAACATTCTTTGCCGCCAACGCAAAGTGCTTACGAACATCGGCTGTAGCTTGCTCTTCGCCTTCGTATTTAATGAGTTTCTGATATTCAGAACTCATATCCTTCAACAGAGAAATGCGCTCGTTGAGAATATCGCGCTGTTCTTTTGCCGCATTTTTTGCTGCTTTTTTGTCTTCTTTTTCAAAAGGATTCACTCCTAATCCCTTTGCGGTGGCAGTTGCAGCATTCTTGTATTCGCGAACCATTTGGCGCAAAGTTGAAACATCTATAGTGTTTCCACCTAAACGTGGGTCACCTGCTTTAAACATCTTTCGGATAGAATCATCAACTTTGATTTTCTTCGTGTTCTTTCCTACGGAAGCCAAACGTTTTTCGAGTTCACGCCAATTCTTTGCGGCTTTAGCCGCATCATCACCTTTTTCAAGGAAACTTTCAAGAGCCTTATCGTTTGTAATCTCCTTGACAACGAGATTGATACCATACTTTTTCTTTGCAAAGAAACCAGAGAGATAATCATCAACCCAGTTTACTTCTTTCTCCATCGAGTTTTTATTGATGGAAACATTTATACCAAAGTGCCTATAAGCAAGGTCTCTCTCATATTGATTCCAATCACGCTCTGCCGCAATTCTGTCAATTACGCCTTGTATTTTTATAGGGTCATTGCTATATTTTTTTCTAAGGTCTCCAAATACTGCATCAAATTCGCTGTTCAATTCTTGCGCCTTATCTTGCACGCTGTTCATTGCACGGATAAGGTCATTGAAATCTGCTTGCGAAGTACCAATGAAAGATGGCATTTTATAGTCACTGCCGCCTTGTGCTATGTTGATTTTCTTTATCAACTCATACATACGTGTCATATAGTCAATGTTGGATTCGTTATCCTTTTGACCTGCACGTATCTCATCAAAGTATTTCTTCGTGGTCGAAGTGGCTTGTTTGTAGTTCGCATTAATGTTTGCTACAACTCTCTCCATTTGTGAAGACTTTGCGAGAGCATCAATCACGGCATCCTTGTAATCGTCCGCATCATCATCAAGTCCATCAGTAAACCAAGTGTTTTTTGCATCATTCTTGGCGTAATTTCTTCTGATAACCTCAATGCTATCAATGAAATCTTTATACTCTTTTTCAACCTTACTGAAAGTAGCGTTAAGTTGGTTTGCATCGAGACTATCTACATTGATTTTAAAAGTCAGTCCGTCTTTTGATGCGGCATCAATAAGCTTTTGTAACGTTGTACGTCTATCTTCGACATTCTTTTCTAAATCCTTTCCTTCTAATTTGCCATTTGCATTTGTGGCTGCATTTGCTAGGTCGTTGTACGTTCCAGCCAAAGCACCTATTGCACCCTTTGCCTTTATGGTTTCTTCTTCGGCTTTACGTACATTCTCGTTGTACTTGGAAATCTTATCGTAAACGGTAGTTATTACTTCTGCTACAGCGTAAATAGCAAGACCTACGCCTATACCTGATAATGAACTTTTAACGAGACCGCCAAAATCTTTAAGAGCTTTTTTCATTCCATCTAAGGAATTTACGAAAAGAGCCTTGTATCTCACGATACCTGTGCCAGATGCTTGCGAAAAAGCTTGTCCTAGACTAGTCTTTGTAAACATAGAATTAGCTTTTATGGCAATAAGAATAGGTATAAGAGCTTTTCCTATCTCTGCAAGAGTCTTCCAATTATCAAGCAGAGAAGTACCCCAGCTTACCATTCCCTTCATTGTGCCCTCGTTAGCCTTGCCAATATCATTAAGCATCACATCGAAAGCATCCTTCAAGTTGGAAATCTTACCTTGGAGAGTTTCAGCCTGAATCTCTTGCATATTGTAGAATGTTCCACCCTTATCGGTCATGCGTTGGAATATTGCCTCAACATCCTCAAATGTAACCTTACGCTTGGAAATCATATCAACAATCTGTGCGGTCGTGTACGCTTCTCCCTTAACTTCCTTAAAGTATTGTTGCAACTCACCATACATATTGATGCCAGCCTCAGTAAACTGACGAACCTCAGAACCGCGAAGGTATGCAGCAGCCTTGACTTGTCCGTATGCAAGGATAAGTCTTCCCATATCAACGCCAAGACCTGCTGAAACATCGGCAAGTCGCTTGGTTGTATCATAAAGTTTATCAGACTCAATTCGGTAAGCGGAAAGTTGTCGTGTGTAATCCACCAAGTCCTTGATACGGAAAGGTGATTTAACGGCAAGTTCTACAGTCTTATTGAAAATCTCGTCTGCCTTTGGTTTGTTCTGCAAGATAGCTTCGAGTGAACGCTCTGAAAGTTCAAACTGACCTCTGACTGATGCAATCTGCTCGACAAAATTCTTGATAGAACCCACTGAGAATGCAAATGCCATACGCTGTGCCCAACGTGACATATATCCAGCCATATATGATGTTTGTTCTGTCAACGCGCGAGAATTAACACCAGCCTCTTTTAAGTTTTTGTTATGTTGCTCAATGGCAGCATTGAGAATATCCAATTTTCGCTTATAATCAGCATCTGTTTGAGACAACTTCATACGAGCCTCTTTCAGATATTCTATAGCGCGTACTTGGCGATTGAGCGTATTTGCAGTAGCAGAGAAATCAAGCGCGCCTTGATATGTGGTGTTTGCCTTGTTATTTCTCGTCTGATAGTCTTTTGCTCTATCAGCGTATGCCTTTCTCTGTTTGTTGTTGTAAGATTGTTCTGCACTAACCATCTTATCAAGAGCCTTCTGAAAAGCAACAGCACGTTCATTATACATCTGCTGCTGGTATCGTAACTCATCCTGTAATGACTTCTTTCGCTTAATAAGTGCATCTTGGTCTGCCTTGGTGAGATTTTGTGTTGTATCTCGCAACATACTTTCAATAGAACCAATTTCTTGCTTTAACTCAGCAATATTCATACCGCTAGCACCCTTTGCCGATTCCTGTAATCTCTGAAATGCAAGTGCCGCTTGCATAATACCACTAGTGCCAGAACCATTCATCTTAGATAGCTGTGCTACCATATTTTGAATGTTCTGTGCTGCTGACGTAATGTTATTGTTCATGTTACCTGCACTCGCACCTACGTTTGAGATACCACTGCTTGCATTTGAAGCAGATGCGTTGATTGTTGCGAGTTTTGCTATAACTTGGTCTAAAGAATCAAGGAACGGCTTAGTACCAACAGACATATCCTTGAAAGATTGTGTTACACTAGACGCGGTATTTTTAGCCGTATCTTGTATGTCTTTCAATTTTTTGTCTGCTTGTTCTATAGCATCTAACGCACTTTTAGGAATGGTTAGAGCTGCTCCTAATGCTGAATCTGCCATAATTCAAAAGTTTAAGAGTTTATAAAATAGGTATTCCAAGGTCATTGAGATTTCGTAAATCCTCTGCACCATTGATTACCTTTACATTCTTTAATTTGTCGTTCTCCTGATTTTTGTCTTTGTCTGACGAAATATACTCTATATGAGTAAAATCCATAGACGCAAGGCGAATCTGAGGAACGGTCATTCTCCACTTATATTCTTCTTGCGAGCACCATGTGTTGGCACGTAAGAAATCTATCATTTGTCCGTATTCTGTTCGTGACGGGATAATTCGGCTGCTTGTCTCTTCCTCATCAGAGCTTGATTGCGGACGGTCTGAATCACATTGGTACTCGCGAAGAAAAAATCCACATCTAGCAAATTGAGAATTTCAACGAGTAATGTTGCCCAATCCTTGATGTCATAGTCTCCCCAAAGCAACTGGTCGTAAACTTGTTGGTATTCCTCAGAATCAATGCGTTTCTTGTCATTTAGCAAGGATAGTGTGATTACTCTTGCCACAGATGGAATGTTGATAGCAAACTCCTTGATAACGTCACCCATTGATAAGTTTTCGCCCTTGACAATCTTGCAAGCCTCCTCTGCTATCATCCATTGAGTGCCTGGCTTCAATGCTCTTATCTCCCACTCTGTACCTTGCAATTTTACGATTGTAGGAGAATCGTTCATAATTTGCGCCAGACGTTCCATTGCTGCGTCAGATAGAGGAGAACTAGGTAACACCTTATTCTCGTCTTCTACAGCTTGTTTCTTAGCCTTATTCGGGTCTTTTTGTGCTCTATATACTTTTCCCATATATATGAATTACTTTCTAATCATACTTACTGTTCCATTATACTTCTTGGATAGGTTTTGTAGCTTTTGAAACGACATTGAAATAACTCTGTAAGATTGTTTCAGATTACCACCGCCATCTTCCAATATCTTAGCGTATGGCATAGTCGCAACGACAGCCAAATCAATTACTCCACTAGGGGAATAATCGTTTTTGAGATATTCGTTTATCGCCTCACGACCTTTAATTTCTTCTCCATACCAATTCTTGCCTTTGGATGCTTTTGGCGAGGATGATAAGTAACCTATCTTTTCAAGCTTGCCTTCGACATAAATGCCATATCCGTAAGAATCATATAGGTTGTATGTTCGATGTGTGTACGTAATCTCTTGAATACATTCTCTTAACACATTCTTTGCATCCTTGTCTAATTCCTTCGTAATAAGCTTTAATGCTTTTTTGTATAATGTTTCAGCCATAAATGATAAAACTTAAAAAGGAGCGGACAGCATTAAAGCCGCCGCCCCTTGTATATAGTCGAGAATTGTTGAAGAACCGAAATTACTCAGTTGCCGTTGGCAATGAATAGTTGTGGTCAACATAGAATGGTGTGCGAACAGTCTTAGCACCAACGGTAAGCGCAATATCCTTGGCAGTACCAGCCAATGCAATACGAGCCAAGTTTGAATTGAGAGACTCAATAGTCAACTTAGAATTGAGCTGAACCTTTGGAAGAACGTAAGCCTCCATTGTAGTTCCATTAGGTTGAACCTGTACAACATCAATCTTTGCATACTTTGCTTTGTAAATCGAAGGTGCAAGAGTCTTCTTTCCTGTTGCATCGTCTGTAAAGTCACACAATGCAGCCAAAAGTTCCTTCTGCGTATCTCCAATCTCTGCTGCAAACTGCCACTTACCAAGCTTAGCAATGGAAATGATAGGAGAGTCAGAAGTCTCACACTCAATATCGGTGGTATCGTTATCATCTTGTGAAATAGATGTCGTGTCCTCAATAACATCCTCAAGAATGTAAGAATCACCCTTTGGAGCAGATTCGTCAGTCTCTGTGCCATCGAACAATGTGGCAACAATATAATCTGGCTTGATGAACTTGACAGCTCCCGCACCAGTATTTATAACCTTTTTCGCCATAATATAATGAGTTTTAAATGTTACATTTAATAGATTTTATATATTTATCTTGCGATAACTAAAACAGAAATCATCTGAAAATGGAACTGGCGGTTTGAGTCATATCCGCTATCACGGTATAATGTACTGATTGTATAGTTTGCGTCTCTTGATTCATCAATGATTTTGTCAAGAACACCTTCCATCTTGTCAAGTAACTTTACATTCTTTCTAAGTGGAGTTCCCTTTGGTCTTGCATAGAGATAAATGTTAGCATAGCCAGAGGAGTAACCGCCATAATCTCTTTGCTGACCTACGTCCACATTGACAAAATCATCCCAGTTCTTACTAGTTGTAGGTGGTAATTCTCCAACAAATATGTTGTCTGAGATTTTTCCCTTAGTAAGAAGCATCGAAAAGAAATTCTCAATTCGAGACAATCTGCGATTAATCCTCTGTGCCATACCTTGTTATCCTAAATACATTTTACCTTATGATGAAAAAACTAAATATCAGTACCCTTGATGTAAGCTACACATCCGTGCATTTGTGTCGGATAAACGCCAATAACCATTCCGTCAACGTCCATTCCGTACATTTTTCCACGGAAACGAATGCCTGCATTCAAACCTTCAGGAATATATTCTTCATCTTTTCCGTCTTCTCCTTCTTTCGTTGGCATCGGAAAATAGATTGTATATCCTAGCGTAACAACACCCGAATTAAAGAGTTTGTTGGTTTCCTGAATATCGCAATCAGTTTCAAAAATGATAGTTTCTACATTTTCTGTTTCGTCTGAGCTAGTATCAGTATCACCTAACATATCCCCATCGCTTCCGATAAGGTCTCCATCTTCTTTCGGTTTTTGTTCCGAGCGGTAGAACACGCCATGATAGGCATATTCATCCAAAGAATTTCTGTCAGTGTACATAGCTTACCAATCTGTTTCTTCAATCCATTTAACCTCTCCATCGGTTTCATTGAGAGCATCAAGTTTATCATCCTCTCCATACTTCTTGTAAAGTCTTTTGAGTTCTGATTTGATACTCAGCAATGCAGCCGATGTAATGGTCTGAGCACCTACCGTAAGAGTATATGCGCCATGTTGATTTGTGGTCGATGCTGTCTGATAGACACCGAATACAATCTTTTCCAAGAGTGCAATCTTACATCTGTCTTTCTGTTCTTCTGTCAAGTCCAAATAAGACTCAACATCAGAAACGCCGCAATCAAAAGCGACATTGTTTAATGCCGACTTGTCAAAGACAAAGTTAGTCATGCCGCTCAGATAGTCCAATATGTCAAACTTCGATGCTGCCATTGAGAGATAAATGAATTAAATGTTATCGTATATTGTGAGTATTTAACCATTAAGATACTGCACCGTCACCAGCTACCTCGGTGTGGATAATCTCGTGGTTAGTGAATGAGATGAGAGCTGGAATAGCAGACATCATCACGTCTGTGTGCCACTCCTTCAATCGACCATTGTCGGTTGTGGTGTTCATTGCTGTAACAAGACCGTTGAGCATGGTTGCGAAAGTGGTATCAATAGTACTTGCACCATAGCCGCTACCGAATACGTCACGTTCCAATACATCAGTGTACTTGAACTCTACTGCATCACCAGCAGGGCGAAGAACAACGCGATTATCTGCCCAACCCTTGACAAATGTGTCGGTTGTGCGTGTCTTGTTGCGCTCCTTCTCAACGACAATCTCAATAGGAGAAATACCTTGAATGTCTGTAAATGACTTCAAGAATTGCTCGTTAGTGATAGGCATACCCTCAACGTATGCAATATAGTTAGCCTTACACCAAGCAACATACAAGTCGCGTACTTCTTGGTTCTGAAGGAATACATCATTGTACATCTTCTTTGTCATCTTCCAAGTAAGAGCACCATCGTAGCCTCCTCGCTTATCACGATAAGCATCTTCTAACTTACGCATCTGTGTGAGAATTTTACAATCTGCGGCAGTCCAAGCCTTTGCACCAGCCTTCTGAAAATTATCCTTTGGAAGACGAGCATCATAGAGCTTGCTGTAGATACCAGCACCGAGACCAGTGTAATCAATCTTACCAGTTGTTTCCAACTGCGCGGTTGTGTTATTCAATGTAGCCTTTGCTGACTTCAATCCAACTGCGAGATAGTCTCGTACCCATCGAGCGATTATGCGGTCTGTGTTACCAAACTGAGCAAACTGCTTCTGCTTATAGATACGCTGTGCAGCGGTCTCTACAAAGCCACGACCGATAAAGTCAGGAATAGATGCAGCGTACTCTGCCTCACCCTCGGCATCCATCTGATGTGAATCACCGAGAGGCGCACGCATATCCATGACTGGTGCAGCTTCCAACTTATGTGAAGTCATTCGGAAAGTAGCAGAACCATCATCCGCTGTTGGAGTAGGTGCGTCAGCAATATGTCCCTGTGTCATTGCCCAACCTTCATCCATGTTAAGGAGGTCTGAGTTGTCAACGAGAGACTGAAACAGTTCACTACCGCCATCTTTTGAACGGAAGAGTGCAGCCCAATCCGAGTTGTTAATGTCAAATCTTTGCATATCCTAAATACAATTAATTACAAAAAAAATAAGTTCGTTATCATTTACTTGGTCTGATTAATTAAACCAGAACCAAGTCTTTACACGGCTCTTGTTGAGAGCGAGAACTGCTGGTGGCAAATTGCCGATAGCTACAAGGTCGATAACAGTATCTTCTTGTGCCAACGCTGGAGTAAGCATATACTCCAAATCGTCAACCCCTTCCATGTTCGCGTCATACAAGAAATCCATATCCTTGTCTGCGTAAGCATTAGGATTAGTAACCATAGGAAGCGTTTTTGCACCTGCTTTTGCTGCTTCTACGAGAATGTCACCAGCTTTCTGTGCTGTACCAAGTGTCTCTGATACTGTAACGAGCCAAATATCGTTTGAACCGTCGGTAGTTTTCTCCACATTGGTGATAGTGACACCCTTTGCTTGTGTGGCAAAATCTTTCTGTCCTACCATGATAGTATCGCCAGCATACGGTATGTGGTGATAGCCGTCACGAACCAATTTGTAGGTTACGTCTGTCTCAGTAGCATCCTTCGCCAGCTCATAGAACTTCAAAATCTTTACTTCTGCACCAGTAGTGTTGTTAATGTTAGGTGTGTACTCAATGAGGTCACCTGCATAAATCTTCGCTCTACCCTTGAATGGGTTCTTCAAGATGCCACCCGTAGTAGGATAACAGAGCGCATCCTTGCTGCCCTTAACGAGCTTTACGAAGACATTCTTATGACCTCCAATAGAGCCATGTGCCTGAATGAGTGTGCGACCAGTGAATACCGCGCCACCATTGGCTTGTCTTGTGAAAAAGTTATCCAACATAATCTTTTTACCTTAAAGAGTTAATAATTAATGTTATCCGAATTTACTTGCCAGCAGGATTTGATGTACCGAGGATTTTGTTTACGCCTGCCCATCGTTCAGCACCGATAGGTTTATCTCCATTACCGCCACTTGGATTGCCTGGAGTGCCACCGCCCTTTACGTGGGATATGTTGTAAAACTCTTCCGCATCGGTAAATTCCTGCTCGATGTCCGAGTCCTTAGTGAGGTTCAACTTGTTCATGTACTTGTCAATCCACTTACTATCGTTGATACCTTTCTCCTTGAACTTGGCGAGAAGTTCACTACGTTTCTGTGATACAAGCTTAGATGCTTCGTATTCTGCATCCTTCTTCTCTAGAGCTTCCAAGCGTTCCAAAAGCTTCTTTTCTACAGCCGAAGGCTCTTTGTCATCGTCCTTTGGATTTGGCTTAATGTCGGGATGCTCATCGTTCCATTTCTTGATGAAGTCGGCATTGTCCTTCTCGTAGTTGCCGTTAAGGGAAACATACTGCGGCAAAATCTTCTTCACCAAATCATCTAACTCTGTATCTTCACCAACTAAGAGGTCAAAGTGGGAATCACTCAAACTCTTGATTGTCTTTTCACTGATGGAAAGGTGTTTTCCGTTTGCAGTGAGCTTTGCTTTTAGGGTGTCTAAAAGTTGTTGTTTTGTAAACTTCATATTACTAATTTTTAAAATTCTGATGCAAAGATAATTAAATAATGTATTGATTTATTTGTTTTTAGAAACTCTATTTGTTACGTAACCAATATAGAATTATTTTCACGCTATTATATATTATAAATTAGGTATCTTTGCAGCATGAACACGAATAAAGATATTGAAATCAGACCACAAGAGGGATTCCAAATGTCCTTTGCAAGTAGCAACGTTGACGTTGTTTTTGGTGGCGGAAATCTCGGAGGAGGCAAATCGTATGGTCTTGTACTTGCGATGGCAGAGCCGTTAATGACCGACCCAGATTTTCGTGCAATGATTTCACGCCGTTCACTTGGTAATCAAAAAGCAGGTGGAGGATTCGTAGAGAAGTTTAAACAGATATTCGGAGCTGATTTTGTAAAAGTCAGAGAGAGCGAGAATCCGCGCGTTACATTTCCGAATGGAACGTTTGTCGATTTGACGTATCTTGACGATTCCAATATGGATAAGTTGAGAGAGCGCGCGAAAGGATGGGAGTACGATTTGATTGCGATTGACGAGTTGACGGAGATGACTTGGGAAGTTTTCTCATACGTTATGACCCGAAACAGAGGTCAGAGCAAGACGTTTACAGGTAAGTTCTTTGCAACACTTAACCCGAAGCGTAGCCACTGGACAAGAATATTCCTTGATTGGTATATTGGTTCAGATGGTTTTATCATCCCAGAGCGTGATGGTGTAGTCAGATATTTCTATTGTGCAGGACCGACTGTTAAGGATGTTGTTTGGGGGATGTCTAAGCGAGAAGTCTATGAGAAATGTAAAATAGATATAGACAGAAAGCTTAAAACCATTGGCGGCAACTTTGGATATGAAGTAATGATTAAGAGCTTTGTTTTCTATCAAGGTAAACTTGGTTCAAACAAGAAGATGCTTGAAAACAACTCTGGCTATTTAGGTTCTGTAGCTGCATCGGGCGGCAGAATGGCACAAGCTCTTATGGAGGGTAACTTCAATGTTGACCCAGAAGAGGATGAGGATATACCGATTCCAAGCCAAGCGGCAAGAGATTGCTTCATAAAAGACCCAGCCGTAAATGGTGACAAGTGGATAACAATCGACTTGGCAGATTACGGAAAGGATAATACTCTGATGTTGTCGTGGAATGGATTCCACGTTGTCAATTACGAAATCGTTATGCACTCGACACCGCGAATTAATGCGGAAAGAGCTAGATTATTCGCGGCGAGTGAGGGAGTGGCAGAAAGCCATATTATCTATGATGCTACGGCAGGTAGGTATTTCAATGACTATATACCTGATGCTATTCCATATATATCAGCAGCAAAGGCAATGGGAATTTATTACTTGTCTGCAATGACAATAAAAGACCTATGTTACTTGCGACTGAGCTACATGATTAAGCGAGGACAGCTTACATTCTCTGATAAGGTTGCAAATGCGGTTTACACGCATCAAAACCTCAAATACAGAGTTACCATACAGAATGAGTTCATGGAAGAATGCGCGGTAGTTCGCTTTGATAAGATGCAGAGTGGAAAGAAGAAGTTGCAGAGCAAGAAGGAAATGAACAGAAATCTCGGAAAAGACCGTTCTATGGATGTGGTTGACCCTTGCGCAATGAGAATGTATCCATGTTTGAATATGGAGTATGGTAGCGAACTACAGGAAGGGTTCAAACTCGCAGCACAGGAAGTTGAAGAGAAAAATCCTAATGCACAGAGCATTTATGATGATACGTTGTACTATTAATTTTAGAATATATGCTGAAAAAAGAAAATATAAAAATGATTCTTGAATCCGTGCGGATTGACTGGGATAAATGCGATGAGAAAGACATTGCGTTCGCTATCCTCTGTGACGCATTGGAAGATAAGACTTTAGCATATCGTCTTGCTTATCGTAAGAGCGAAAAGGATGCAGCGAAATTCTATGAAACTCCACGATTCAAGAAACTGCTAGATGTTCTAGAACCTTTCGGTATCGGCAATGTTAATAACAACGCTATCACCAAGGAAGAGAACAAAAACGAGCTTCTTAAAATGCTCGACAAGATAGACCAAGCTCTTAGTGATGGAAATCTTGAACCGAAGGACGCATTGAAGATGCAGACTGATATTCGCGTTAAGCTGAATGATAAATTTGAGATGGAAGAGTCACAGAAGCAGAAACGAATCATCGTAGTACCAAGCAAACATGATATTGTTTGTCCTACTACCAACAGAGAATGCAACTATTGGGCTTCAAGAAAGGCTTGTTGCAGACATTACGGTTTGATTGACCCGCAAGAGAATCGCGAAGCGAAAAATAACAACGATGTTGAACCATCATTAAATGACAATAGCGATGAGTAGAAAGAGACAAGATATAATTAATGATTTTTTGGAGAATCCACAAAAGCTACTTCTGAAAAAGCCGTTTTTGAGAGGTTCGCGCTCTATTACCATCAATGATTCTTCTGATGGTTCAGATATTAAGACAAACTTCCGTAAAGAGGCACAGCTTCCGAATATCAGCAAGATAGTTGTTAGCCAAGAGCGTTTTGCGAAGGAATTAGACCCTTATTCTCATAGGGTATTGTTTGATACGAACTTACCTTCTATATGCTGCAAGCTTGATGATGGCAGTTATTGCGAGATTGAGTTTAAGAAGTTTGGCATTCCTATGCAACAGCGTATTGTTGACAAGAAAGCTCTCTGTTTAGGTGGTAATAAACGTAACCATATCTTGCATGACAGCAATCCGACTGATAAGCTCAAAAAGAACTTTGCCGATTTCAAGTGGCATTGGAAAGAGACAAATCAGGATGGTATCGAAATGCAAGCTATACGTATTCAGCAGAGTTATGGTGATGTTGGCTTACTCGTTTACATGAATGAGGATAACGAAGTAAAAAGTAGGCTATTCTCGTATGAAGATGGCTATCAGATTATTACCCATAAAGACGATAACGGAGAACCGCTTCTTGATTGCGTGTATTATCGTACAGAGGACAATGTAAGACACATTGATGCATACGACAAGACATTTCATTATCATTTTACAGATGTATTCGTTCAGGACGTTGACACAAACGAAGTACTGAAAGGATGGTGCTTGGAAAGCAAGGAAGAACACGGATTCTCGGAGAGTCCACTTGTCACAAAGCGTGGTGATGTTGCTTGGAATAACGGTCAAGACCTTATCGAGCTATTCGAGATTATCTATAATCTGTTTGCGGTCATCCAAAAACGTCACGGATGGGGAATCCTTTATATCAAGGGTAAGCTCAATGAAACCGCAAAGAAGATTGCTGGTTCTATCATCTTGAATGACACAAGCATTGAAGGAAATGGTAGTGCTGAGTTCAAGACTCCACCTTCTCCACAGAACATGATTGAGTTCATGCAGTCAATTCTCGACCAGTTGCAGATTGCTACAGGATGTACATTTATCTTGCCGAAGGATATTAAGTCTAGTGGCGATATAAGCGGTTTGGCAATTCAAATGACACGCTCTTTGGATATTGAGGAGGCTAACAATGCAGCTATTGAGTGGCAGAATTTCGTCAGCAAGCATTCAAGACTGTTCAAGGAAGGATTGGCAAAGCAGTTGGTTGCAAGCGGCGAGAATCCTACAGCTATCACTGAGTTTAAGCAGATGAGAATCAGCACATCATTTAAGCCTTGGCAGCCATTCGATGAAAGTGCATGGAATCAGATGCTTTGTACATTGAGCGGTGCAGGTTTGATTTCTACTAAGACTGGTGTTGAAAAGAATACTATTTCTGCACCTGACGAGGAAGTAAGATTGCAGACTCAGCAAGAAGAGGCAGATGAACGTGCCGAAAAACAAGCTAAGATTACCGCAAGGACAAAGAATACAGACAACAATAAAGAATAAACATGAAGGCAGAATCATTATACATACAGAAGTTGACTTACGATGAGAACACTGGTAATGAGATTATCGGTTTGTTCCCATCGGAAGCTAACCCTGCTATTGTATCATCATATACATACGATGCAAAGCGTATGGGTGGTGCTCCTACCCTTACTGCTACAATATATTCTTCTGAGCCTTTGCAATGGAAGAAGGAAGAGTTCGTGGAGTACAATGGCGATAGATTCTTTGCGTCCTATACACCAAACTCTACAAAGGATAATTCGTCTAGAATGTGGAAGAGTGAAATCACTTTCACATCTAGAAGAGAATTACTTGATAACACTCTGTTCTTTGATGTTGTCGTTGATGATGTTGATACACAGAACAAAGATAGATACCGCTCAAATCAGACAAAGTTCACGTTTGGTGGAACTATCTATGAGTTTGTTGCTCGCATCAATAGCTCAATGGCATATTGCGGATTGTATCGCCCTACAGATGAACACAAGGGATATTACGTTGTTATTGATGAAGGATATGGAACAGATGAAGTTAAGGAAGTATCATTTGAAGACCAATATTTGACTGATGTTTTACAACTTATCAACACAACTTTTGAGCTTGATTACTACTGGGATGGCAGCGTTTGTCATGTCGGCAAGGTACAGCACGACTTAACCGATACACCTATAAAATATGGTAGTAGTGATGCCCTTATATCCGTATCAAAGGAGAATGCGAACTATAAGATAGTTGATATGATAACAGGTTACGGTTCATCTGATAACCTGCCATATTATTATCCTAATGATGATGAGTTTGGCGAGGCAGTGTTCAATACAGAGAATATCAGCAAGGATAAAGTTAGTGTAGAATTATCAAAGTTTCTTAAAGATTCAAGATATAATGATACCCTTGTACTTTATAAAAGCAAGGAAGGAAAAAGTTACAATGGAAGTGTAGATGTAAGCTCGCATACATTCGATAGATTTACCACCCCATCTAACTTAACACAAGCTGATAATCAGTCTAATCCAACGGTTACTTGTCGATTTTCGTTTAGTATTCTAATCAGCGCGATAAAAGGGCAGACGATAGATTTGACGAGTTTAGGGTTTGACTTTGAGCTTAATAGCTCTGTTTCTAGAAAAGATTTTATAACGAATGTCGGAAATGCCGTCAAGAGCATATACTTATTCAAGGGAAAAGAATTATATAAGACTATCTCTAAAAGAATGAGTATTGGTAGTACTAGCACGTACACATTTGAAGAGGGTGGAGATTTTGTATTATCTATAGAAGTCGAGTTTTCTTACAAGTGCAAGGTGTACAAAAATAGTGCTGGCATTAATGACTTTTATGGCGCAGATAGTTGGAATGCTGCTTTTAGTGGAAGTATTGAGTTCTTATACGAGTCAAAATCGGAATATGAATGGAAGAATGGAGATAAGTACATTCCTTACAGTGATGCTGGTATTAATGTAAGTGGAATCAGCGATGCAAATTGCATTGAATACGACTATCAATTTGTAAAAGATGGTGATAGATACGGATTCAACAAGATTTATATCGGAACTGAGGATAATGCAGTGAGGGTAATGGTTACTGATAGAGTCTGGATTGCACCATCATCGGTACTTATGCCTTCTATATATCGCAACACGAAAGGCGCAGAGCGTTTCTATTACGCTTTGAATAACACCCACAAGTTGCCAAGCGGTAGTGGATATTACGAGTTTGTAAACTTGTACAAGAAAGGAAATCCTCACCAAGGAACGGTTACTTTTGATGATATAAAACCAACTATCAATGGAATTGTAAATGCAGAAGGACAGTTGTTTGGAGAGATTGCAGATGTTGCTTTCGATAAAGAAGATAGCGATGTAAAGGATAGCGATGGAAATTATATTCATAGTTATTTCTATATAAAGTTGCATAAGTTCAATGGTGATTTTGGATTTGACTTATTTGCTCATGCTTTGGCTAGTGAATCAGCAAAGATAAATCTCATCAAGAGTAACGGATGCCCTGCCTGCTCATTTGTGATTTACAATAAGCCGAGTGCTGACAATTCAAAGTATTACAACTGTGTAAATGTTGATGAAAATGGAAACTTAAAACAAGTTCGCACAGATAAGAATGACTACATATTTGCTAACGCTAGCGATGCTTACGAAGATAATCTAAACCAAGATTCAACTCAGAAAGAGTTATGGATTGCGGTTCAGAAAGACACATCAACATTAGGTATCGTAATGCCAAACGCGAGTGCTGGCTTTAAACCGCAAAAGGGAGATTTGTTTGTCATCACAGGCATCAAACCACCAAAGGTTCTTGTAACGGCAGCAGAAAAAAGACTAGATGATGCTCTTGTCAAGCACATGAGCGAAAACAATACAGACCAATTTAACTACTCTGTTAAGTTTTCTCGCATATTCTTGCAAGAGAATCCTGACTTTGCAAGCAAGCTAAACGAGAATGCAAAACTGTCAATTCAGATACAAGGTGATTATGATAACGATGGAAATCTTATTAGTCACAAAGTTTTCGTCAGCAACTATTCAGTAAAGGTTGATAACGATGAGCTGGCAGAAGTTGAAATTGAGCTTGTAAATTCGTTGGAAGTTACAAAGAGTGATACAAAGCAGATTATTGATGCAGTAAAAGGAGAAACTGTTAAATCTCTATCTAGTATTGTTGGTAGTAGTAATGCTAATAGCTTTAATGCTAGTATAGCAGATAAGATGTATCTCTCTAAATTAAACGACGACATCGCCAAGGGCACAATCACTTGGGAGAAGGTACAGAAGCTTTTAAGTGGATTGCTTGTCGGTAACTCCAACAATGAGAACGGAGGCTCGTGGACTACCGATGCAGAAGGTCGTTCGCATCTCATCACAGATTATCTTGAGGTGAGAATGAAGGCTATCTTCGAGGAGCTGGTCATCAAGAAAACCTCCACCATCGGTGGCAAGGAGATTATCTCTCCTGCTGGTGGCGTGGTGGCTCACAAGGTAGAAGAGGTTACTGTGACATATAATGATGTGTCACAGAAGGCTTATCGTTGCTATTTCTTAGCAGAGCAGGAAGGTGATGCCGTAGATAATGATTTCTCCGTTAACGACCAAGTGCGCTCGGAATCATTCAATGTTCGCAAGGGCACTTACCATAAGGTGGGTAATCACTTCTATTGGCGATTGGTAATCGGTCGTGACGAGGAACCTGTGGAGTTGGAAGGAAAGAAGTATCATTATATCGACCTCTCGGATACCGATTGCGCTACGGCAAGCGATGTTCCTGCTAAAGGTGATGTGTTGTCGCAGTGCGGTAACAGAACCGATGTAGAACGCCAGAACTGCCTTATCTTCTCGGCGGTAGATACCTATTCGCCATCCATCAGCCTCTATCACGGCATCAATAGTTATTCTTTTGCAAACAAGGAATACGTAGAGTATGGCGTAAACAAGCAGACCAACAAGGCGTTTTTTAATGTCTATGGTGATATGTATGTGGGCGACCGACCTACCAAGGAGAATGGTTACGAGGGAAGCTCTTATGTTAAATATGACAGCGCAACCAAGCAGGTAGTCATCAAGGGTAAGCTTTCGGCTAAATCCACCGTGGATGGCAAGGAATTGTCTCAGTATATCAAGGAGAACTCAGCAAAAGGCTTGACCGAGGAGCAGGTAAACAATCTCATCAAGAACTCGCAGGTCATTATCGACTTGCAGAATCAGGTGGATGGAGCTATCGAGACGTGGTTCTACGAGGGTGTTCCTACTTTGAAGAATGCCCCTGCAAGCAGTTGGACGACCGACAAGGATAAAGATACTCATCTTGGCGACCTTTACTACGACAATAAGACGGGCAAGGCATACCGCTTTGCCAAGGACGGCAACACCTATAAGTGGACTATCATTACTGACACCGATATTGCCAAAGCCCTCTCTGATGCAAGCAAGGCACAGGAGACCGCAGACGGGAAAATGAAGGTGTTCAGCACACAGCCTACACCACCTTATCAGTTGGGCGACATTTGGGTAAACGCTACCTATCCGTCTGACGGAAGCACATACAAGAATGAGGTATTGCGTTGTCAGACCAACAGAGCGGCTGGTTCTCAGTTCGCCATCGGTGATTGGATTAAAGCATCTAAATATACCGATGACACCGTTGCCAACGCAGCCAAGAAAGCGGCAGAGGATGCTCAGAAGGCAGCACAGACCGCACAGACGAACATTACGAACCTCGGAAAGACCGTCACCAGCAACAAGAAGGCATTCGATAATTATGTTACAGATGGCTATCTTGAGCCATCGGAGATTGCGGCAATGGCTCAGGATTCCAAGCGACTTGAAGATGATTTTGCGGCAGCGCAGAAGTCTTACAATGAAGTGAAGGAAGCAGAGGTACTGACGGACACCAAGGAACTCACTGACCTCAAAACTGCTTTTGCAACACTCACTACTGCCAAGACGGAACTCGTTACGTATCTCTCAGATATATCTGCAAGATACAATGCGGCTAATACTGAGAAAAAGGCTACCATTGTTTCAGCCGTTGGAACGAAGTTTACCAACTTTCAGGGTGCGTATTCGGCTTTCTATGACAAGCTGGGTTTGGCAAACGCATATATCACTAGCAAGATATATGGCGACCTCGGTGTAGTTATCGGTGACGTAACCAGCCTTGCTTATTTAAAGAAGGCTCTGATGGATGCTCCCGATACTGAGATTAACGGAGGTCTGGTTCTTACATCACTCATCGGTTTGCGAGACACGGACGGAAACACTACGGCAGGTATCAATGGTATAACGGAGAAGTCTGCAAAGGGAGGTGGTGTCGCCGCTTGGTTCGGTGGCGAAATGGTCGATAAGGACTACAACGATGGCTCTAAGACTCCTGCCAACACCATCTTCCGCTTCGATGGTTCGGGCTATGTGGCAGGTGGCGCAATCTGGTGGGGAACTGATGGTAGGGTTCACGCAGACCCGACATCGTTTATCATCAGCGAGAAGAATCTTGGCGCATACCTCACCTTCTTCGAGCCTACGTGGAAGTCAGGAAGTGCAGGAACGAGCGTTGCCGACCTTGTGTCGCTGAAGCCAAACGCACCATTCTCTAAACTTGGTGTATCGGGCGATGCTACATTCGAGGGTGCTATCACTTTCCACGGTATCAGCATCACGTATGACGCAACTAACAAGGCGATAAAAGTGGATGGAAATCTCTATGCCACAGGTGGTATCACAGCATACGGAGCAAGTAGTGTCGCAGGCGGTGGCGGATTGAATGGTAGTGTGAAGAGCTATGCAGATGCCTTGAAACTTGCTAGCGAATCTCTGTCTGAGATAGCTTCTGCTTACTCTATCAAAGCCCTTGATTCTCGTATCTCCAGCTTGGAAGGAGGCTCGGCTATGGACGTTAGTGTTAGCGGTAGTGGAAACGCAGTGACAGCCATCAGTAAGAGCGGAACGACTATCAGCGTGACAAAGGGAACAACGTTCTTGACTTCACATCAGAGCCTAGATGGCTACGTCAACGAGATTGCGACCAGCGGCACTGGCAACGCCATCACCTCGGTATCAAAAAGTGGCAAGAAACTCGCCTTTACCAAAGGTGCAACGTTCCTGACTAGTCATCAAAGTCTTGCGGGATATGCTACTCAATCGTGGGTTAATAGCAAGGGATATTTAACTTCTCATCAAGATATTAGCGGAAAAGTAAATAAAAATGGTGATACTATAAGTGGTATTATAAGTTTTACTAACCTTATCAATAATGATAAAGCTATTAATCTTGATTATAACTATAGTGCTGGTGGTTTTGCTAGAGATATAATATCTTTAAATAATAGTGTTTATAGTGGCGATGAACATCATATTGCTAATATTTCTGTTGTATGTTATCCAAATAAAACTTCTAGTGGATTTCACTATATATATATTGGTTCTGGTCGTTATGGATCAGAAAACAATTTAAGAATATACAAAGATAAAGTTACTTTTGGAAGTAATACTATTATTGATAGTGGAAGTATTGGTAGTCAATCTGTAAAATATGCAGCATCTGCTGGAAGCGCAAATTCCGTAGCATGGAGTAATGTGAGCGGAAGACCTACAAAGGTGAGCCAATTCACTAACGATAGTGGCTATATTACATCATCTGCGTCAATTAGTGGTAATGCAGGAAGTGCTACTAAATTAGCAACAAGTAGAACTATATGGGGACAAAGTTTCAATGGAACAAGTGATATTGCAGGATTGCTGAGTACTAATAATGGAATTAAGGTAAACGGTGTCTGGATTGGACTATTACAAAATGGTAATGTTACGACTGGAACTGTAGATTCTTCTCCTAATGCAAATCTCTATCTTAACTATTCATCACCTAATAATGTGTATATAGTAACTGGAGGTGGAAAAGTTGGAATTGGTACTACGTCACCAAGAGGTAAATTAGACGTTAATGGTGATATGTTTGGCTATAATATTTATGGAGATTGGATAGGAAATAGAAGTGGGAAATCTTTTAGTATTGGTGCAAATGGCGGATACGCCATTGACATTGATACTAATAATGTGCTGAACTTACGAAAAGGAATCAAAATAAATGGAATTGTAATAGGATTACAAAAAGACCTTGTTACTGCCAGCACACATGTTATTGAGGATTATGATAGTAATATGTTCTTGAACTATTATTCTACCCATAATATATATCTTTGTTATGGTGGTGGTGACGTTATTTGTGGAGCCAATATCCTCGCCAATGGCGGCATCACCGCCTACTCATCCTCAGACATCCGCTTGAAGCAGGATTTGCGGAAGCTGGATTACTTTGGCATCATCAAGGCAATGGGTGGCACGTTCGGCTTTGCCTGGAAGAAGGACAACACAAGGTCTATCGGCTGGATTGCTCAGCACGTCTTGTGCAACCCTCACTTAAATGACATCGTGGAGACTGACGAAAATGGTTATTACAAGATTAACTACTGGTCTCCGAAGCTGATTTCAACTGCATTCGGTGCTATCGAGCAGGTGGGCGATGAGGTCAGCAGGTTGAAGGCTCGGGTGGTCTTCCTCGAATCAGAGGTTCAGCGATTGAGTGGAAAGCAGGACGGCAATAACAAGAAGAGATTAGATAACAAGAATATTAATTTATTAAATTAGATTAGAAAATGGAGAATTTAAAGATTAACAAGAAGAGTGAACAGACAACCGCCACTTACACAAAGGGTGGCTATCGAGTAGAAATCACCTACAATGTTGACAAGACGGGTGGCAACATCGACAGCATCAATATGAGTATCTACGGTGATGCGAATGGTAACTATCTCGGCAACGCGAACGCAAGCTCCAACGGCAGCGAGCTGACCTACAACATCAGCGGTGTTTCGCAGAGCAAGCTCAGTGAGGTGTCAGCATTGATAGCGGAGGTTGATTCCGCTATCGCTACCAATATGGCTAGCGAGGCAGCAGAGTAAGTATCGTGAGTATTAACGCAGGGTGGCTCTTATAGAGCTGCCTTGCCTAGTGTTTTAAGTTTTAAAGATTAAGCGTATGGCTCTATCTAATAACAAAATCACTGCTCCAGTGAGCGTGGATGATGTTGCGGATTGTCTCGGAATGAACCGCAGCAGTACCTTGGCAGACCTATGCACGTCATCGAAAATTAACGTCTGGGCGAAGTACAAGCCTACCGTATTTCCATCACCCTTTCCTGACGATTGGTATAAGGCGAAGGATGGCAACTACGGCATCAATATTACGGTAGAAAACGGCAAGAGCAACTGGAAAGACCTTGTAGCGGAATATTCAAAGGCTAATAATGGATATGCCACCTTATATAACAAGCCAACTGGCGGTGCGTCTGCGCCATTCCGCTTAGGTGATTTCAGAGGGTATTTTCACAATGCGAATCCCGAGGTGAAGGACTATCTATCCACCAACGTGTTCATCCGTGAGAGTGATACCAATCAGATACTCACGGAACACAATATCGTATCGGTAGATGGCTTACAGATAAGCTATTTCGATTTCGCCGCATTCAAGGATAAGTACTTCGGCTACATCATCACCGATAAGAGCAAGTCCACCCTTATGTTCATCACCACCGCATCCAGCGTGGGAACATTCACAGTGCCGCTGCCCAAGAACGCCCTTCAGGTAGGCGATTACCTTGCCTTCCCGATGTTCTGCTCATTCAACTATTCCAGCGACCACACCCTCCATCAGATGACTTGCTACGCCATCCCAAACCTCGCAGGAGGCAAGCAGCTCTCCATCATCAGCCAGTCACAAGCCGTGGCTGGAAACTTCGCACAGATTACGGCAGAGCAGAAGCTTGGTAGAATCATCGTAACGCTGAAGATGAAGAATAACGCCACTACAGTAAAAAATGTTGCTGTATATTGCGTATATCAGACCGACCCGTCCAAGGGACAGAGTATGGTCGTAGGAGAGTATAAGAATACGGTAGGAACGATGAATGCAGGTGAAACCAAGACTGTCAGATTCACAAATCTTACAAGTGGAAAATCGTATAAGATATACGTGATAGCAAATGGTACTTGGGTTGTAAAGGATCGTTTCCCATTAAGTGGTATTATGCCCGATATGTAGTAGATATAAAAAAAGTATAACGATAAAAAAGAAAGAAATATGAGTGTAAATAACGGAAAGATCACCCCCCCATATCCATCGATGATGTTAAGTCGGTGCTGGGAGAACCGAGTAATGATATTGCCACATTGTGCAAGTCCGCCAAGATAAATATGTGGGCAAAATACAAACCAACCTGTTACCCTTCACCTTTTCCCGATAATTGGTATAAGGCTAGGGACGGGAACTATGGAATTTCTGTTCCAAGCTATAACACTCTAGAGTCTTTGTACAATGCTTATTTTATAGATGGTGACGAAAATCACGATAACGGATATTCGTATGAGAGACCTTCGGGAGGAAGTGCAGAGCCTTATCGCTTGGGTGATTTTAGGGGATACAATAGTAGAGCTACTAGTCCAATTTTTGGTTTTCGTGCTACAGCAAGGGCAACAACCAATGGAGGTGTGTCGGGGTCTTGTGGATTCCGTCAGCCTTCCGTAGGTGAGGATGATAGAGTTAACCTCGAAGATATTGGTATAACGAAAGATTGTTATTTCGGCTTCGCTCTGTTCAAAAGAGGGAAACCTGTTTATTTTAGGACAGAATCAAACACTGTAAGCAATGGTAATTTTCAGGTGCAAATCGGTGGAAATGGTTCTAATTTAGCTACAGGAACTTACGTTGCCATTCCTTTTCTTTCCACGGCTAAGTATGACAACAGTAACAGACCTAATTTTGTAGCAGGAAGTTGGTATCCAATTCCTACAGCAGTACCAAACGAAGTGATAATAGAAACAACTCAGGATGCTTACTTGCGAGACTTGAAGTTAAGTTATCAGGCATTAACCCAAAAGGTTACATTGAAGAATGTTGGTTCTACGACATATAAAAGAATCTATATTAATATTAGGTTCTCTACAAGTACTCAAACGACTGCTTTCCAATTTGGCGAGTATAGGGCTGTAGCCAACAAAGATATTGCGCCTAATGAGATTATCACAGTTGATATAGGTAGCTATGCCTTACTGGAAGGGAAAAGTTATAAAGCCATGCTTTACGTAGCAAATACATTTGTTGACCAGATACTTTTGCTATCTAATTCGGAAATGCAAGGCTAAATGAGAAAATGAATTAAGTTTAAACATAAAAATAAAGAAACAATTATGAAGAAGATTAAGACAATCGAGGCTGTCGCAGCCTACAAAACATTGAAGGCATTGAAGACATCATCAATGAGCGATGATGCCGCATTGCGAGTTTGGAAGAATATGAAGGCTCTGCGCCACGTAGCCGATACCTACGACAAGGATGTGGAGGAAGCGCAGGAGAGCCTGAAGGATGATAAGTTCGAGGAGATGCAGCGCAAGCTCCAGGAGTGCCAGCAGCTAGAGCAGAAGCACGCCGATGAGGGCTACGAATACACCAAGGACGATTCAGCCAAGTTTGCGGAGGTTAATGAGTACTTCTACAATCAGAAGCAGAAGACCGAGAAGTACTTCTCAGACCTTGCCAATGCCGAGGTAGAGGTAGCTATTGAGGATGTTGACGAGAAAGAGCTTTTCAAGGCAGCGAAAGATTGCGGCTTGAAGTTCGCCGATATGGAGAGCCTTGAGGTTGTGATAGGATAAACACTGATAAGTAGATAGAAATAGCGTTAGAATTTGGCAAGAAAGCCGTTCTAACGCTATTTTTGTGACTTATTACTTTCAGATTGTTACTTTTCATAAAGTTTAACAATAAAATATTGCGCAAAATAAACTGAATTGTGCAAAAAGTTGTAATTTTGTGGCAAATTCTTTCTTTTAAGAACTATAATTGCATCAACAACTAACAAAAAGGGAGGTTATATGACACTAGAACAAGAAGCCGAAGTCCAACGGTTGATAAAGGACATTGATGTGACGGAGCTGATGGATATGCTTAAGAAGCATGGTAATCGGTATAGCAGGAGAATATTAAAGTTCTTCCGCTGGTTCTGCAAGTATGTGCCTATCATTATTATGTTCTTCCACGCATACGGCATTTGGGAGTTCTCTCAGCATCCCCGTGAGATGTTTATCCCCTATAATGAAAATATGCCTTGCTATATCTTTATTTATTTCATGGTTTACGTCCTGCCGATGGTGACTATACTGGCAAGTAGATTTTTCTTCTTGTGCCAGTGGTATCGAATTCCATTTATGTACTTCTTAGGCATCAATGCGGCTCATATTGTAGAGTGGAGTTGGTACACAACTAAAGATATGGTGGATTCCTGCTTTACGGTCATGGTCGTGACAACTATATTCTATTTGTATAGCTTTGCTAGAATGTTTGTTAATGATACGAAACTAGGACGTAAAATTTGTGCATAAGATATGGGAAAGATATTAAGTTATAAGATACTCGGCACGGCTTTGAAATCATTGGCTGATGCTTGTTTCAAGGCAGACGAGCAACAGCGAAATGGCGAGAAGGTCACCGCTTGCGGAATGAGCGATGATGATTTGGATAGATTGTGCGACATCATCCCCGACATGCTCAATCCTATGATGAGCACCGAGGAAGTCAAGGAGAAACTGCACGTTTCCGATGCTACACTCAATCGTATGGTTGCTAGGGGTGATATTCCGAATGGCGAGTGCAAGAAGCGTGGACACACCCGATATTGGAAGAAGTGGGATATACTGCACTTCATTAAGAGTAAGAGAAAATAATAGTTGAACATGTAAGTATTCCTTACAAGTTGAGTAAGAGAGGTAAGTGATTGCCTCTCTTTTTTGTTATTTATGATATTACCTCCTATCACCTTAAATCTCTGATAATCAACCGCTAAAAGAAAGTGTGATAGAGTTATATTTGCTCTCCCCTATTCTTTGTACCTTTGCATCCGTAACGTTACAATAGTGTTAGTTAATATTAAGGATTTCAAAAGATTGTATTATGGAAATGACAGATGCAAAGGTCGTAGAGAAGAAAATCTACGAAGAGGGAAAGAAGCACGATGATTATGCTTCTAAGGCAACAGGCAATGCTGGTCTTACCCTTGGTATCATCGGCACAGCACTCGGTGCTGGCGCTTGGTTGCTTGGCGGTAACAACCGCAGTGTGTTTGGTTCACTCGGTGGCGGCAATATGCCTGAGAACGTGAACATCAACGCTTATGGAGCTAACGCAAGTTCCAATCAGCCAACCGCATTGCAGGTAATGGAGAAGGAATGCGATGATGAGGTGAAGTTGCTTACCGACATGTTCGGTTTGAAGCTCGACACAGCTAACAAGTTCTACGCTATGCGTGAGACTGACATCGCAGAGAAGTTCGGTCTTTACAAGTCGCAGGTAGATGCTATTAACGCTGAAAACCGCAGAGCGATTGACGCAGAGTTTGGTCTTTATAAGGCTAGCAGAGACCAGAATGATGCAACCAACGCTAAGATGGCTGCATTGGAGACAAAGATTGCCGTTATGGAAGCCCTCACTCCTTACAAGGAGAAGCTTATGATGGCTTACGTTAACGAGAAGACCTGCAACTGCTTGCGTGGTCAGTTGGTACTCCCATCTACGCCAGTAATTTCGGGCTACGGCAGCTATTGCTGTAACGGTACTGTTCCTTCCACTCCCACTACAGGAGCGTAACAGAGCAGTAAGGAAGTCTGTAAAAAGGACTAAGAAGAAATGAGTTGGTGAGGGGTGTTTGCCCTCGTTGGTGAATGCCCTCTCACCTCTCTATAATATATCACCAACTTTAAAGATATTTGATTGTTATGATGAATTTTGGTAACAGCCCATTATTGGATATGGGTACAAATCAGCAGCAGCCGCAGATGATGGATGCCGAGCTACAGAAGATGTACGAAGCAATACAGCAGAAGCGAGCATCTATCAACATGCAAGCACAGCAGTCTTCCACCCCTTTATGGGATGAAATTGACAAGATTGAGGACAATCTGACAGGCGCACAACGTCAGTATTTGATGCAGAATCAAGAATATGTCAATAGCTTGCAATATGTGTCTAAGCTGGTTCAAGATGAGGAATTGCGCATCATACGCCCTCGCATTGAGAGCACTCAGCAAGGACAGGAAGCATTGAAGAAACATCTATCTTTGATGCAAAGATTGAGAAAAGAAGTAGCACAAGCAGAAGAACAAAAATCAGCTATGCTCAACGACTATATGACAAATCATAGTGACAAAACTTGGCAAGAATACCTTATATGGTACAACAAGACAAAGAAAGGAGAAACTAAGAAATGAACGTAACAGAACTTAAAGAGAAACTGCTTACATCGCTTGATTTGTGGGCAGATGCTAGAATAAGTGATATGGTGAAGGAAAACCCAGCACTGGCTATTCCTTCCGTGTACATGAAGCGAGCTTCGCACAACATCATCGCCAAACACAAGGATAGCTGGGGCAAGAGCATTGACAACGCTACCCTATTCATTGCCGATGAAGACGGCAACATAGATGCTGATACAATATTCTCAGACCTCATGCAGATGTTGGAGAATATAAGCAACTACGAATTTGATTTCGGCTTTGTCAAAGGTCGCATTGATGGCGGTACTTTGTCTATTGATTTGCCTGATAATATTATAACGACAATATTGTTCGGCAGCAAGAAGAGTATCAGCTTTACAAAAACTGACTTTGAGGAGTTGAAAAGTCTGATAACAGCAGAATAATCACATATATAAATACAAGACAATATGGAAGCAAAAGATATTATGAGTAAGTTTGATGAGCTGTATGGAATGATGGCATCATCAACCAACGTGAAGTATATGCACGTATTCGGCAACACAATGCGTTGCATGATGAATGATATGGCATCCAAGCACCCAGAGTTGGCACAAGAGTATCTTGATAAGCTGTGCGCTATCAAGTGGAAGAACTATCTCACCAAGAAGGAAGCATCTGAGATTGTCAACGGCATGAATCCATCTGCAACTTGGGATATGCAGACATGGCTCAATGCTATGACTGGTCTAGGACTTGCGACAGAGGAGAAGCCTTACTATAACGACTATGCTCTTTACGTTGCTATGAATCAGGTTGTAAGCGACCATGGATGCACTATTGCCAAGATACTCGGAAAGGATGACGTAAAGGACATTGGCACTGAGCATCTGGTTAAGTATGCACATAGCCTCGCACTTGATCTCCTGAAGGACAAGGATGGCGTATACGACATCAGAGATTATTTTCTGAAGTAACACTAAAAACATACGGTTATGAAAAAGGTATTCGAAGACATTATAGCTAGCAATGACATGCAGTCTATCAAGAACTGTGTTACGATCATGGCAGATTGTTGCGAAGTTGGAATGAATGACAACGTAATGCTTGATATGATGAAGCAGGTCAAGGGAGAGATTGGCGCGTGTCATTATGACGAAGAAATGGCAGATATGCACCTTTGTCTCATTGAGCAGCTTCATACTAAAGACGTTGCCAAGGATTATTGGCACGAGGTCAAGAGTGACAAGATTAATCTTGAAGACTGGTGCGTCCTCTGGGGTGAAATGGTAAAACGCAACGCCGGAAAGATTAAGAAGTGGTTCCCGAAAATCAACACGCTTGATTTCGAGAGAAAGATTTTCGACGAATGCGTTTCTTTCCTGGAAAACGGCGGAATGCCATATTATGATCTGAATATCTGATTTTTTCGTTATTCTGAATAAAGTTTCGTTTTTTTTTGCTATCTTTGCATCAAAAGACCGAAACTTTATTTTTATTAATTATTCAGGATAACAGATTATGACAGATTTATTAGATTCATCACAGATTCGGCAGATAGGTGTAACTATATTTTCAGCTATACTTGCCTTTGCCACGCCGACTGAAGGATTCGTCTTGGCGTTGGTTATTGCTTTCGGCTTCAATATCTTCTGCGGTATGCGAGCTGACGGTGTGAGTGTTGTACGATGCAAGAACTTTTCTGCATCAAAGTTCAAGAACGCAATTTTGGAAATGCTGCTTTATGTATCTATCGTCTATGTGATATACGGCATCATGTTAGGTTGCAACGATGGTACGGAAGCTTTATTTGTGATTAAGATGCTTACGTATATATTCTGCTATGTGTATATATGCAACGCATTCAAAAACCTTATCAAGGCATACCCTAAGAATATCTCATTCAGGGTTATTTATTATATTCTGAGGTTTGAGTTCGCAAAGGCGCTGCCTAGCTACTGGAAGCCGATTATTGACAGACTCAACAATGAGTTTGATAAAAAAGAGGAGGAAAACAAAAATGGCAAACCATAAGATTCTTGAGCCATTCATTCTCAGGTGGGAAGGTGGCTTCGTTAACGACAAGGACGATTTGGGCGGCGCAACAAATATGGGTGTGACTCTCGCTACGTACCGCTCTGTGTTCGGCAGCAAGAAGACCGCAAAAGACCTGAAGCGTATGACCAGGGTACAATGGGGTGTAATCTTCAAGAAGTTCTACTGGGATAAGTGGGAGGCTGACAACATCAAGGATCAGAATGTAGCAAACATCCTCGTGGATTGGCTTTGGTGCAGTGGTTCTTATGGTATCAAGATTCCTCAGAGAGTGCTTGGTGTGTCTGCTGATGGTATTGTTGGCTCGAAGACAATCGCCGCCATTAACGCAAGAGATGGTAGAGAACTGTTCGACACCATCAAGCAGGAAAGAAAAGATTTCATTGACCGTATCTGTCAGACAAGGCCTCAGAACAGAAAGTTCAAGAATGGTTGGCTGAACAGAATTAATTCGCTTGCTTATGAAACTGATTGATAAGATAACAAGGGTTGTAATTGCCATTGCAGTAGTAATGCTGATTCTATCAATGTTCTGTAGATGCACTACTACTAAGTATGTCCCTGTCACAGAATACGAAGATAGGGTCGTAGTAAAGACGGATTCTTTATTGAAGACTGATTCCGTCTATGTGCATGATAGCGTATCTGTTTATATTAGAGGCGATACAGTATTCAAGGACAAATATCATCTTCAGTATAAAGACAGATACATTGTAAGAAACAAATCAGACACCTTGATTGTACGAGACTCGGTACCGTATAAGGTTGTAATAGAGAATCAACTATCAAAGACTGACAAGGCTTTCTTAAATATAGGTAAGATAGCATCAGTTTGTCTTTTTATAGGTATTCTCGCATTTTTAGGTTGGATATACTGGAAATTAAAGCTACACAAACGTTCTTAGTTTTTTCTAATGTTTTTATTTGGTTATTGATTTATAAACAAAAAGGGGGTGACCGCACGCGATGTGTAGCCACCCCTAAACATATAGATAATGCACAGAAGTTATTCGTCAGCCTGAATAAAAGAGATTCCATACTTTTCAGTATAGTAATTCTCGTTTTTCACACGTATTGTTTGTGAATCGTAATATAATACAGTTTTGTCAACAGTTTCATAGAAATAACCATACTTTTTCCTAAGATGATACATCGCATTTTGTATGCGCTTTGGAGTGATACGAACTTTATACTTTGTATTTTGTTCTAGACCGCTTCTTACACGCCACGATTCCATCTTTCTTGTATGAGTAATCTTCTCGCTCAGTTTAGAATAGTCGTATGATTTTCTACCATAAGACCTTCGTTGTCTTACGTATTCATCTATTCTTTTCTGTGTTTCTTCGGTGTGCCTAAGATGATTCTTTGCAGCACACCGAATTATAGTAGTCTTGGCAAATCCTGTAATCTCTGCTATTTCCCTTGAAGACATCGTGGGATATAACTCAATTACTTTCTCTGTAAGACCTTTTACTTTAGAGTACCATACCATTCTTATCAGAAGAGCCGTAGCCGTTATCACCACGTTCTGTTTTGTTTAATTCATCCGTCTCTACAAACATGATGTTGTCACTTGTTTCTAGGTGAAATTGCACGATTTTATCACCAACCTTGTATCGCGGCATATTTGGCATAACATGATAGAATACGGCAGAAATCTCGCCAGTATATGGGTCATCGATAGTGCCTTCACAATTACTGAGAATCATACCAGTCTTATATACGGAAGAACGAGGACGAAACGTGAAGCATCTCGAAATATCGGCAGGTTTGTTGCGATTTTCAATCTGCAAAGCAAATCCAAGACCATACTTCCACACATTAGGGGCAACCTCTTCTTCTGATACCGCATAGCAGTCGTAGCAGAAATCATCGTTATGCGCCTTAGATGGCATGATAGCGTTCTCGTTTGTCTTCTTAAACAAGACTGGCACGCCAATAACCTCGGTGAATCTATCAATTTCCACGCCATCGACGTTCACCTTTCCGTAGAACATATCAGCAGGGCGAGTCCAAACCTTGCGCTCCCCATAGAGAGCCTGATAAACAACTTCTTTCTCCTGAGTTTCACTATTAGTGACCTCAGTAATAAATCTGTAATAGCCTCCTTTGAAATGTCTGTAAATCTTTTCCATTTTAATATTTAAAGTTTAAAATTCATGTTCACTACACACTTTGTCGCAAGATGATTCATGCTCGTTATTACAACACCATCCTACGCCGTAAACGTCTTCGTTGTCAAACCAATGACAGTTACCGCAACATCTTTCTTCTTTATCCATACGTTTATCTTTATTTCTTTTCGAATGCAACACTAAATTCAATTCCCCACAATAGAAACAATACGGAAACGCCAATGTAAGGCTGTACACTCGCTATGTCTGCTCTTGTTACAAAGACAGATGGTATCAAGCACACCTGCCAACGAGTACGCTTTGGCTTGAAGAATCGCCATTCAACGTGAACTATTCTATACTTTTTCATTGTACACATATCGTTTAAATTCATATAAAATCTTTTTAATTTCACTATCACGAAGGTGCAAAAAAGGCTTAAAAGAAGGCTTTCTATATACCTTGTTTCCTATCAAAATATCGGAATTATCCATCCATTGCCAAAGATACGGTGGACGGCGTTCCAAACGAGGGTCGTCAACACGATTATTGTAAAACTCTTCGCAAGATTTCAAAAACTTATTAAGTGCAATCGCATACACAGAGATAAGTGCCAACCTGCTTAATCTCTCGAATTGTTCTGCGAATTGCACTTGTTTATTGCACACTGACAGAGCATTTTTCATCCTTCCACCTCCTCCCAATCATTTGCGAGAATGTCACCATCAACGCACGGCATGCCAACAAAAGGAACGTCCAGATAATCCATCCCCCATATATCATTATAGGATACACATCGGACGTAAATTTTCTTCTTATTAATAAATGTTGTTCCATTATTCCATATCCTACGTTTCACTTTCTTTCCTTCCTTCATTCTTCTCAGAGCATCAGAGAAGTCAAATGTTTCCTTTCTCATTGCTACTTATTTTTATGACAAGGGCAGCTCTCTGCGTGAATAACACAAACTCCGTGTTTCGTGTCCACTACCAGATAATCGTGCTCTTCTTCTGTGATTACAGATATACCAACTCTCTTTGCAGGTTTATCGCTATTAGCCAATGAGCGAATGCCCTCAAATACCAATGCTCCTACAAGCAAACACAATACGAACCAAACGGCTGACTTGGCTAAGTTTAAAATCTTTTTCTTCATACGCTACTTCTCCTTATCGAATTTATTGCCAACAACTTTGAATTTGAATACTGACAATATAGAGCCTAAGAAATTCAACAAACACCCACCACCTACAGAATTTTTAATAATGAAACCGCCATTCTCATCCCAAACAACCTCATAGATTGCTTTTGTTTCTTGGCTTTGCAGAAGGTCGTGTTCCCAAATTTCTTTACCTTTGCAATCTGTCAGTCCTGTGAACTGACAGATGGTAGATGGGTCAATCTCATGAAGCGTTGCACCGCCTGCTGCCACGATACCTATAGTAGTTTTGCTAAGTGCAGGAATCTTCATTACAACAAAGCTTCCGATTATCCATTCTCCGTTGTCAAGACGTTTTGCCTTAAACTTGATATTTTCTATTTTCATAAGCTATAATTGTTCTTTTTCAAATTCACTTTTCGGAACTCTGTAAGATGTACTATGCCATTCACACTCATCATCTTTACCTATAGCATATTTGGAAAGCATATCTCTCAATGCTTTATAAGCTAAAGTGTTGTGACGAATCTGAATACGTATAAAGTTCTCATTATCACACATTGTAAGTGGTGATTGATTATTCATATACACCTTGCCTTTCTTGCCAAGGTTACTTCCGTTGTAACGTTGGTAGAAATATCCACTATCCTTATGCTTGATTCTGTAAGGTTTTGTCATAACTATTCCTTTAAATTTCTCTTCTCTTTAATTCTATTCTCGTGACACTGAATCATACGTTTATAAAATTCTATCATCTTTTCATTAACGAAAACAGTATCAACTTCACCTATATAGTAATCTCCATTTAAGAGATTACTGACGTGTATTCTTACAACTTCTTGCGTCCAGTTATCTATAAAAAGATAATAGGTTTCACAATTAGGGTGTACCATAAGGTACTCGTAGAAGTGGAAATTATCATTTTTAATAAATGTCACTACACAACCTTTTGTTAACTGACTTATGTCTTTTAATACTTCCATAACTATTCCTCCTCTTTTATACCAAATGGAGTTCCATCGGCAAAGGCATAACTATCAAACATATTTTCATAACTAAATGGAGTATTATTCATGCCAACTATTACACCACTTGCGATAAACGTAACCATATAATATCCACTTTTTCTATTTTTAAACTTCGTAAACCCAAGTGGCTGATGCTTTTGCATTTCAGCCCAGCACTCTTCTGCATCATTGAATGGACGGTACTTTGGTTCTGGCTTGATTCGGTACTCTGTATTATTCCAAAACTCAATCTCTTTCATTTTCGTCCAATCATTCGGAACATATGTACCTTTCATGGCACTTGATTTTGTCCTACATTCAATTACCCTTCCTTCTGCGTAGGCTTTCAGGATAGGATAAAATTCTTTAGCTTGATTTCTGTCCATAATTAACTATAAATTTATATATTATTTTAGAGTAGTCTAAATTAGACCATATTTAAAACACATTAACATTGTTATTGTTTATATAATCATATAAATGATTACCTTTGCACCCGAATTGTTCAGAGTTTCAAACTCTATTAAGGTAAACCTCTTGCACAAAACACAACTAAAACAGTTATGGCAACAGATTTACAAAGCCCCTTTGTTGCAGCATAGGGGCTTTTTCGTGTACCGCAGTTTGTAGAGGTTTTGCGGTATTGCAGCTATCCTATGGTAGCGAACTTAATAGTTTTTGTTATGAAGAACGATTCAAAAACAAACGGAAGACACTTAATCTTTCGTCCTTACGTTGTAAGAAACGGAAAGGTTATTTACCCTAAGAATGGCGGAATGCTTGCCTTCTGGGTTGAGGACTAGTTCTAGTCTTCTATTTGTAGGCGGTAGCTGCAACTACCGCCTTTTTACTTAGGCTCATACAACTCACAAGACTTTCTTCGCTCTCCAACTCTTATATGCTTTTTCTTGCAATAGAAAAGAAATTTCTTCATATCCTTCTTTCTGTATATGCAAGTTTTACATTTAAGTGCCATATTCTCTGATTTTTACCCTCTCCCTGTTGCCAAGGAGATGGCGGTTAGTTACTCATTAATTTCAACAAACTTCCTGTTTTTAAGTTGATACCAAGTATCAGCCTTGATATTCTCTCCATCAACGTACTCAGTCTTAACACATACTGGGACATCACGTTTCTTTTCATCGCTCCATTTCCATTCTGCCAGCGTTATCCATGAGCCTACCTTTGCTTTTGCTATGGAACTATTGCCAGCACACATAATAACGGAATCTTCTCCAGTGCTATCAATCTTAGCAGAGTCACCGCTAGAACCAATCTTAGCAGAGTCACCGCTAGAACCAATCTTAGCAGAGTCACCGCTAGAACC